GCGATTTTTGCATTTGCAGAATCAAGGTCTTTTTGCAGTTTTTCCGAATCGGATAAATCCTTATCTTTCATGGCTGTGTATTCCTTTTCCAACTCACGAAGTCTTGTCAACTCTTCACTGTTTTTGTTTGCTTTTGCGTTTGCTGCCTGAACATCCTTGCCGTTTTCGGCAATAACCTTTTCAATCTGTTCCTCAGTTAATCCCATTGCAGTTAAATCTTCTCTCTTCATAAATTACCTCCGTTATGTCCTACGTTTTTTTACGGTGCAACGACACCGAGTGACATTGCCGATTTGTACGCTCACGGCTTTGCGAATTTTTATAAAATAAAAACAGCTACCTATTTCTAGGCAACTGTCTTATTTTGCATTTGTTTTACAATTTCTTGTGCTTTTGCCATCTGCTCTTCCATGTTGATAATGTCAGCGGTTTTCCACAGAGCATCAAGGTAGGGCTTGGAAAGGTTGAAAGTCTTTTCGCAATCTCCCCAAAGTCCAACCGTTTTAATTGCAATAAGCGGATGAATACCACACTGCAGAAGTTGCAGTAATGTCTGCGACTTGGTATACATATTATCTTGCGGACTGTGGTTGATCTGCACATCAAAATCTCTAAGAGTGATTTTCAGATCCTCTTTCTTAATGCGAATAACATTCAGCGCAACCTTGGCTAGTCTCTTCTCTGCTGTCTTAACAACCGGATCCTTAAGCCTTGCTCTTGATTTTGAAAAATCCCATCCGTTTCTCAGCTCAACCGCACCCTGCGTATCACCACCAGTGTTTCCTTGCTTGTTCGGTATTCCCAAAATTGAAAGTGCGCTGTCTGTTAAATCATCCTTGGAAACCTGTGTCTGCGTTTGGTCAAGTTCCTGTGACATCACATCAACATCAGACTTGTTATCCTTGTTAATGGACTTTACAACCAATGCATGGTTCATTTTCATTTTTTTGAACTGTTCTTCGTCAACTTCACAGTTTACAAATTTGTACCATGCCTGGATAAACTGCTCTATACCATCCATTCTGTTTGACTGTGTATTATTGATTGCATCCAACAGATCTATAACAAGTTCAATATCAGACAACCGCTCATGGTTGTTCGGAAATTCTACAATCGGAATACCACCAAATCCGTGAAGTTTCCATGTATCAGGAACAACCGCACTGTTTTTTATCTTACATTCATAGGATTCCGTGTAGCAGAGTTTGTACCACTCGCCATTTTCATTTTTTAATTCCTGTACCGCCAAAATCGGTTCTTCGGAACTGCGGTTGTAAATAACAAACGTGTTCAGAGGATTAGGTGCAACCACACGGATAGGCACATCTCCATTCACAATCTGAATAGCTTTGAATGATGTTCCGGTTGCCGACTGCCACTCACCAGCTTTTATGTCTTTCTCATGCTTATTTGCATCTGCTAAGTAATCATTCAGTTCATCTACTGCCTTATTTACAGCTTCATCATCTTTTCTGCTGACAAACTGAATAGGCTCTCCGTAAGTCTGACCGACCTTGAACTGTACCCACTCATAAGCATGATTCTCAACGATTTTGTTCGTTATATCCTCATTTGACAGCTTTGTTCTGTACAGTACCGGCTGATCTCCTTTGTAGTACTCCCACAAGTACTTGATAACTGACTTATTGTAATTAAAAACACCGATGCAATCACCAATAACCTTTACAATGTTGTCTGCGGTTATCTGCTCTACATCCGTATATGCAATTTTTCTACCGTGACAACCCTTTACAAGGTCTTGAAATTTCATAGTGTTCATATTTTCACCTACATAAATGTAATTCCGCTGCTCTGGTCTCTTTTGGGAAGTTTCTTGATCTCACGTTCTCCGGTCTCCGTATGGTAAACAACCATCTTATCGCAATTCCGGCACTTATATGTCTTGTCAATGTGCGATTTTGAACTGCATTCACCGACTAACCGTCCGCATCCCGGACAGTACACTCTAATTTTTTGATTAAAAATCATAAATACCTCTTTTCTGCGCACAAAAATACCGCCCTTGCTGATAAGAGCGGTACTTCTGTAGTCTTCACATGATCTGAGGAGGAAATGAAAAATATCTTGGAATCTTTCTGCATCTTAATAGTATCACGGAAAAATCGGACATATCGGACAAGTTTATATGGAACTATACGATTTCGTATGTTTTTTCAAAAATATCAGGCTTGCAAGGGTAAAATTCTCCATTTACTCCTTTTATTATAAAATCATTTATAGATACGTTCATATATCCCTCTAAAGTTTTTATTTTCATGATTACATGAGGTGAAGATTTTCCTGCTCTCCAAGCATCATCGATAATTTCATATATAAGCGATTTCCCAACAAATGCTTTTATTTCATCTAAGTTAATGCCATTCCATCTAATAGCTTCAACAATAATAGGTATCTTTCTATATTTTGCCATTTTTATACCTCCGTATTATTTTAATTTGCCATATAGCGGTCAAATGCTTTTCTTACGCTATCCTCTGTGTTTCCACCACCGATTCTATCAGCAACCTTGTTCCATGATAATTTTTCAATAAATCGTAAATTGATGATCCGTCTTATACGACTGTCCTGAACGCTTGCAATAAATTCCTCGACTTCATTATTTTTTTGCAGTAAATCGTCCTCTAAAAGCTGTAAAGTGGCTTTTCTTGAATAAAGTAACGTTCGTTTTCTGCTGTACTCTGGATAAGGAAATCCTTCAATACGAAAATGTTCAGTGCCGCCGCATCCACCTGATACGCTGTCAACAACATTCCCATCCGATTCAATTTTTCTGATATCCGATTCAAGTTTTTTAATCTTCTGCTGTACTTCTTTGATTTCTTCCTGTAAATCTATGTATTGAGATAAAACCTCTTTAGTCACCATAATCAATACCTCCGTCCGAAAGAGAATGGGTTTTGAATTGCTTCTACTTTTGCTACCCTGTTTCCGTTTGTAATTCGCAATGCAAAGTTTGAAAATACATCAGGCACATCATCTAACTGTTTTTTTCCTGAAACAGAATACCTTTTCAGTAACGACATCATTACACCGTATGGTTCGTTAGGCTTATACAATGATGGATCTTTGAATATTACGTGTTGTAAAATCCAGTTAGAGCACTGGAAAATTCTTGCTTCTTTGTTTGTCTCTGTCGGTGTGTCTGTGATGTTGCATATCCATCCTTTACTCTCTACACGCTTATTTACTTCCATTGCCACACGGTCACCGCCGGCATTACGCTCAAATTCGCACTCTTGCACTTTATTATTAACAAGTACATTTGCAGCATTTTCATACTGCATCTCATAATCTGCAGTATTGTCACAAACAGCATCCACGCAGTAATAATCTTCTCCATACTTTTGCAATACCGGAAGAACAAAAAAGTCGGTTCCTTTTCCCTTGGTATCGCATTGCCCGGTAATAATTTCCGGTTCCCCATGTGGCAGATTAAGATAACGTCTGATTTTTTCTTCCGGAAATAACAATCCCTCACGTTCAATAGGCTCTTGCTTGTAAAGACACCTATAAGAGATTTCATCCATGAGTAATTGTTGATCTTCAAAAAAAGCAACCGTAAATCCGGAAAATTCGTAGTCAAAATTGCTTAATCCTGTTTTTGGGTCAATATCCGGCACTGCAATTACTTTTACTCTCGGATTCCCTTCATACATATTTTGGATCCGACCGATTACATCATTTACGCTCCACCTGGTAGCAATATGGATCTCTTTGCAATTCTTTCCGTCAGTATCTTGTGTCTTTCTTTGTCTTGCATCTACCGCATACTTGTCCCACAATTTGTCCAAAATTATAGGATTCATAGCTTCTTCGATGCCACCGATCATGTCATCTACGAACAAAAACTTTGATGCACGTACTTTACCAGCATTTTTACTTCCTACGGATGTACACTGAACGGATGGAAATGGTTTATATTTGCCGATGTTAAACTGCTCCATTTTTGCGTTAGTACTGGTAACAGAAAGATTTGGGAAAATTTCATTCCAAGTGTACTCGTCAGAATTTGTGCAAATATCGTACACACCGTCATAGTACATACGTGTAATATCTCCACTGTGGGAGTAAAAAAGGTTGAAATCTCTCGGAAACCATCCTGCTACCAACGCATTCAGCATTTTTTCGACCGTAGTTTTTCCGGCACCAGGGATAAGTGACACGCAGAGAATGTCGTATTTATCATCAATCATGCCTTGAATGGCATTCATTAGACCGATTTTAAGAAATTGCTTTCTACGTGGCATGTAGAACCGCTCTCTAGGTTCTCTTTTCTTTTCCAAGTATTGGTATGCACTGTCCACAACCTTATTTTGTGCTTCTAGTAAAAGAACATCGTATAATTTATCTGTCAGAGAATAGTGCGTCTTGTTTGCAAAGGAATACTTTTCCAAATCCCATATGGTTCCTCCGGTTCTTTCCATACAGAAACGCTCTACAATGCCTTTAGAACGGTTTGTTATCTGTAAGCCATAAGTTATATCCTTTTCACCGTTAATTGCCACTCTACAGGCTTCTATGTACGCATCAATGACCTGTTCATCAATTCCCTTGCGCTGTATGTAATTGTCATAGCTGTTTACTGCCGATATAAGGCTCTGACTTGCCAATATAAAAGAGCCTCCTTCCCTAAAATTTTGGAAATTTGGCTCTCTGCGTAGGCACTCTACGACTGGTGCTCTTGGAAATATTCTATTTGCTATGCTAAACAGTCCAAAACACAACATAACACATATGGTTTGTGTCAAATGTTATACTGATAATTTGTTCTGCACTCTTTAATTCTTCCCAATTCTGGTCGTTTTGCAGAATGGCTTGATTTATATCATTAAGGTTTTTGCAATATTGCCATTTCACCAACTTTACTTGATTCACAAATTATTTCACCCCGATTCTATTGATTTTCCCACATTTCGGGCATTTGATTTCAGCCTGTCCCAAAAACTTTCCTAAAAGACGGTTGCAGTGCTGGCAACGATGTTCCACCAACGCCGTATCAAAAATTTGTTCGTACATATCATATTTTTCAGGTTCACATATCACTGCTGGAATATCTTTTATTCTGCCAATGATCTCTGGATTGTGTTCTCTGATTAGTAGTGCATCACGCTCTATGCTCTCAATTACTGCTGCCATGCTCATTTTTCATCCACCTTTCAAACTCTTTCCGGCACTTAGGGCATAATTCATATTCCTTTGATTTACGTTCATGGATTACAACGATGGTTGCGGATAGCATTTTGTTTCTCAACAGTCGTTCATTTGCTATATAACCTGTCTTTTCGAAATAATCCATCCGAAAATGTGCTGGCATTTTTACCGGAATCAAATAATTTAAAAAATCCGGCATTTTCCCTATCTCTGCTCCGCACCTGTCGCAAGTGCTACATTCTTTGATATGTTTCATATCATATCCTCCGTAACCCATGCAGACGGAATCGAACCGCCGGCACACATCCTATGCGGATGCTGTTCTACCACTGAAGCTATACATGGGAATCGCACCGTAAAACCTTTTATGGCTTGCGCTTGCCATAACCAAATGTGCACCGCCTACTTGTCACTGACTATCCACAATCTCACAGTCTTGTCTGTTCTCTACTTCATAGGCTTGGTTTTCGCTAAACATATGTGGCTTACGTTTTAGCTAGGGAATAGTTGCCGTGGGAGTCGAACCCACCCGACCCAAACAAGGCTCGACTGCTTTTGAATCTGCAAATTCTACTCACAGAAGTGTTTTTCGTTGACCGATAATGAGCAACTACTATCCATACATCTCCCATCGACCTGAACTATTGCAGTAGTGCCAGACTAAGTGGAGATAAGGATAAACACGCCCGGAAAGCATCGAACTTTCGTTAGAGGTTTTGGAGACCTCTTTCTGACCAACAGACAGACGTATATAAAGTTTTCACGATTTTTTGAAACTTGAAACGGTCAAACTTTTTCATTGCTTTCCAAAACAAGAGGAATTGCCACTATTTCAACAAAGTTACTTTCTAGAATTTTCGCTTCTCAATAGCAACCACAGGTCGCATCCTTCAGCAACGCACGCCATGTTAGGGATTTGAACCCCAGAGACTTTTACATCCAGACTGTTTTCAAGACAGCACCCTCGACCAACCGGACACATGGCAAATATAGCATGGTTAATTGCTAAAACAGGTATCTCAACTCACAATTATGCATATCCCCCTGCGAACAATGATATGCGTTCCCACTCGTATAAACGCAGATACAAGGATTTGAACCTTGACAGCATTTCTGCTGGATAGCTTAGCAAGCTACTGTGATACCATTACACCATATCTGCAGTCGGGAGGTTTTTTACTTGGTTATCTCCCACCCAAGGATTTTTTAGTCAGCCGCAAGCGGCTCCATCAAGTTCCCATGAGATAAACATTAACCGGTGTATTTATCCCCTATGCTTCTGTAATAAGCATACTCGGAGTGTACTTGCAACAACACCCATTGTGACGAAGGGACTCGAACCCATACCCCACAGCTTAGAAGACTGTTGCTCTCTCCATTTGCGCTACGTCACAATGTGCGTTTCCATAAGCTGTATGCCTACATTTAAGGCGCTGACACAGCGCAACACTTATGGCTATTTTTATTTTCGCAGGGCATCCGCCAGTTACCTGTTAGATGGGAGCGACCCAACCTCCTACGCCAATTTTATGTCCGCAATGGCTGTGCGGGATTTTAATGTCTTTACTGACAACCCACGGATTAAAACCTACAACGGTATTCCGCAAAAACCGGGCTATCATAAACCGGTTAAACCCTCACGAGCCTTGTGACGGCTCTTAACAGCATTCCGCTATGAGGTGAAAGGAGCATTCCATGTAGATGGAATATTCGCAGATGGCAAAAACCGAAAGAAGAAAACATCTGCGAAACAGGACTACTAGGATTCGAACCTGGGAATGCAGCAGTCAAAGTGCTGTGCCTTACCGCTTGGCGATAGTCCCTAAACTCCGGGAGAGAGACCATCTGCTCCCGGATTATTTTCGTGAACCACTCTATTCAAAATTATCACGCCTGCGCACGGTACTCTGTAAAACTTAGTGTTGTCGAACGCATTATTTCATTTTTCATTTCCCACACACAGGCTACATACACTCTTGATGCCTTGATTTCTCTGCCACATATCCAATGCCAACACAACACCAGATATTTAGCAATAACAATGGCTTTATGAATTTAACCCATTCAACGATGTGATATGGGATAATTCGCACAATCTCCGGCAACCACATAGGCTATACCCACATGAGATAAACTGCCAATGCTAAAAACCAATCAAATATAAAACTTAAAATTCCGGCAGGCACAGTCTTTTGAGAAGATAAACTGCATAATCCGCCAATAACAAGGATAATCAAAACCAAGCTTGTTACGATTTTCAAAAGTATCATTCCCATTACTTTTTCTTCTTCCTTTCTTCAATTTCATCAATCATTGCCATTACCAGTGCTTTAGCAAACTGGCTATTGTTGTGCATTTTAATCAGCAGATTTCCTTGCCGGATAAGATACGACCAGTCATCATCCGTTTTCGGATTAGCGCACTCTTTATGTATTTTCCAAACCTCTGTGTAGATCTCTTTAATCTCCGGTGGCAATTCGCAGTTCTCCTTAACCGGCAAATCTTCTTTAGGCTCTTTATCAAGTCTGCTCTTTTGGTGCTCCATCTGGCAGCTAACCATTTTCGTAACGTTCTCACGGTCTCTCTTGATTCCGTGACCTTGCAGAAACAATTCGCATTGCAGGACTTCACCGCATTTTGAACATTCGTCTTTAATCTCTTTTCCGTAGATCTGCATAAGCTATAACCTCAATCCTTAGTTCCACATATCCCCAGGAGGATCAATAGCAAATACATCCACCAAGGAGCCTGCAATGTATATAAAATCCAAAATAGCATAACGAGTAAAAAAATCATGCGTTTCCTACTGTTAATCGTATTTTCCATCTGTGATTTCTACCGGGCAGCTATTTACATTCAGTATTGCTACCACTGTGCCCGTATTGAGACTTACTCTCCCAATAACCGGATTTTTTAAGTAGCTGACAGCTTTTACATACACATAGGCGTTAGTGGTCTTACTGCCAACTACACGATATCCATATCTTTTAAAATATCTTCTAGCCTTTGTAATAGCCTTATCTTTTTGAATAAATGGTATCACGGCTATTCTCCTTAATTGGTCTTTTTTATTTTTGAGGAAATTTGAGGGACTAAGTAGGGGCTGTTCGCTGACCCTGTCAGACCCCCTCCCCTGTCTGTTTCAACTATGCGTTAAACTAATCTTTCACGCAGTCTTTATTGACACATCCTTAACTATCCTGCATTTACGCACGTTTCCGCACTTGTTGCTACTTATTTGCATCTGATGTATTATCGTCATACGCTCCGGAATTGGTCAACATTGATGTATTTTGTCCAAAATCTGTGTCTAATCGTGGGAGCTGGTCGGCTGTCCTGGTTATTTTGTGCACAATCTCTTGCTGTGTGGTCTGTTTCCTTCCGTGGTCGTTGTTTAATCGTTCCGTTGCTCCCAGCGCATTCCGCAGATTAAAAGCAACAAGCTGATCACAATCTGCATCATCTAACCAATTTACAAAAGCTTTTCTGACCTCGTCCATGCTCGATGTACTTGATTTAGTCCTCCATGCACTCAAAGCCTGTTTAGATATCCCTGTTAATATCTTAAATGTATCAGCTGTAGCAGTCATATCATAAGCGTTGGCTAACTCTCTAAGATATAAATAAACCTCATACAACAGATCTATGTTGTACGCATTGTAGTTAGTTAGCATTTGGTTGATACTATTATCCACTACGTTTTGGGGTATATCTTTTAATACATTACTAGGTCTTATATAATTGTTATATATATATTGCATGGCACCATTAAAAACCGGTTGCCGTTGTGATCTCATGTCATCGATGCCATAAGCTGCGCAATAATCGTCAAAGTATTTACGGATATTTTTTTTAATCTCGTCAATGTTTGGAATCTCTCTGACGTCCTGCACCGCTCTGCACCTCCTAAAAATCTGCAATAAAAAAATCACTAAGCATCACTCAATAAACCTATGTCTTTTGATCTCCTCCACAGATCATGTAAAAACATAAATTTACAAAAGTGACAAGCTAGTGACTTCTTGTCGTTTCCGGTCTGTCGGCTCCGGTGGTCTTGGTTACAATCTGGGCGGCTGCATCTCCAGAGGGGGGGTTGGATTTGCACCGCTGTCACTCGCACCGTTTTAGCGTCGGCTCCCTAACTGCTTTTATCATAACACAAGGACTATTAAAAAATCCACAACATAATATTACAACCTTTTACGCATTTGACAATTTGTTACTGTGGTAGGTCTGCCGCTGATCCTGAGCAATAAAAAATCATGTAATTAAAAAATATCATCCGGTTAAATTTGATAAATGGGATTTTTAAACAGACAGATAGGTGATTTTTGCATATGGGTATATGGTGGAAGCCGGTCGGCTCTAGTATTTATATATACTTGGTTATACAATGTCTTTCTGCACTTATTTATTTTTATTTTATCTAACCTTTATTTTATCTAATCTCCTTTTATTTAATCTGCGTCTACAATTTGTCTACAATTTGTCTACAAAATTTAGCACGTTAAAACAACGCAGTGAAAATAGATCAAGAAAAGCAGGCTGTTACACCTGCTTAATTTTTTTAACCTCCAACATAAAAGCGGAGCTTTTCGGCTCCGCCTGTTATTTTTTATTCGTTTACTTCTTCCAAATATGCCCTATGCCCTTTCATTTCTCTATCTAGCGCATAAAAACAAGGCTTTTCGTTCCCCTGAAGTACTTCGTTAATCTCGTAGCATTCGCCCCAGGGGGCTTCAACCATAGTAGCACCAAAAGTATTTTTATATAATTTCCATTCGTCCGGAACTATAACAGTCATGCGATCGCTGCAGGTTGCGTGTTGGTGTTCTCCGCCGTAAGTATAAACATTTCTCTTTTCTGCTGCTAAAACTCCGTAATTACAATAAATTTCTATCTTCTGCATAATTTCCACCTTTTAACCTTTCTTTTAAGCTATTTGTTTACTTGTTCTTCTGATCCGTTCCGCTCTCGCTGTGATCCGGTCAATTAATGCCCTGTCACCGTATGCGGTTTTGTTGGTCAATAACTCATAATCTGTCATGCTCCCCAGTGCTTGGAGTGTTTCCGCTTGTACTGTTTCCAGTGCTTGGAGTTCTGCCCGGTTAAATTCTTTCAGCCGTTCGGATTCCACGTTTTCCAGTTGCTCCCGGTAGTACCGGAAGAACTGCCGGACATTTGACCGGATCTGGGCGGCTTTCTTTGCTGTGATCTGCTCTGGTGTTCCTTTCATGCTTTCTGCTCCTTTTCTCTTTGTATTCGTTCCATACCTTGCTTGTAAATTTCTTTCGCTTCTTTCCTCTTGCGTTCTACCCATTCAACATTACTTTCGTCTGGCCGCTGTCCGGGTAAGCCCGCCCATTTTGGAGGATGTTTAACGACTGGTGCAACTTCTCCGTGCTCTCTAGCGGCTCTTTCTGCCGCTGTTTTGGCTTGTAAAGCGTGTAACCGTTCATTTGCCTGCATGAGTGCGATTTTCTCGTCTATGGGGCTTTTAGAGCCTGTCACGGGTGCTTCTTTCGGTTGTCCTGTCACTGCCTGCGGCTGTACTGGTTGCAATGCTGCAATCACGGCACCTATAACAAACTGGTTGACGCTTTCACCGTTCTTTTCTGCTTGCGCTTTGATCTGCGGTTCTAGGTCTTTCGGGAATCTAATCATTTGGTTAAATGTTTCCGCCATTTTAGCACCTCCTTTTCTTGTGATATCATTTATGTGATATCATTAGTTTTTTTGTGATATCATTTGTGTGATATCATTAGTTTTTTTGTGATATCATTTGTGTGATATCATGACATCATTAGTGTGATATCACTTGTTTGATATCGTGATATCACTATAGCATTTTGTGCCTTATATGTCAATATGTTTTTGTGCCTTATTTTAATATTTTTTCGTCATGCTCCAGTTTTTCCGCAACAGCTAATTTTATAAAATCATTTACACTCTTATAACCTAATTTATTGATGCGGTCTTTTGTGCCAGTTGCAAAACGGCAATTCACCCGTTCAAATTTGTTGTCGTATTTGTAAATCGCTTTTCTTGTTGCATCTGTAGTTTTTCGCTCCATTGTTTGCACCTCCTTATATAAATGTATCTTTATTATATTTGTTTGTGCCTTATATGTCAATATTATTTTTTATCTACTATAATATAATCATGTTTTTTGTGCCTTATATATTTTGCACAACAAAAGAACTTATTTTGTGCCTTATATTTGTATATTATTACATCTTTCTTTTGTGCCTTATATCTGTTATAGTTATCTCAACAAATAAAAAAGCCGCCCGGCATCCTGCAAGACTTCCGAGCGGCACCCAAAAAGAAAGGCACCCATATTATAACACGGGTGAAAAGGTAAAAACAATATGAGTAAAAGAATTTCACGGAAAAATCTTATTGCAGAGGGTCAGCGTTTAGACGGCATCAAGTTAGACGTAAACTGCTACAGCTTCGAGAATGCAATCCATTATATTAGCTGCTTAAAAGATGTTCCGGCCGGATCTTATTTATGCGGTGATAATGATGATAAAGTCAACCACATCATCGCAGAAATAAAAAAAGCGTATCCTGAAGCTAAAGGATGTAGCGCAACACAGCTTTTCTATTCTGCTGGCACTTACGGGAACAACGGACAATTATACAAGATGGAAATTTTAAACAAAGAATTGAACGCAACCGGAGAAAATTTTTACATTTACTTTTAAGAGGTGTACATCGTCAGATACTACAGAGAATTGGAGGACTGAAACAATGATATATATTAAATGTGCAAATTATCAGCATTTTGAAAGCCTTATAAATGATTATATTTCTGGTGGTTGGACTTGTAGCGACCTACACGGAAAAACAGCTTTTTTTATATAAAGGCTCTGCGCAATTAAAAATTGAATATTAAGCAAGTAAGACAGGCTTACAACCGGGATCAAGTCCCGGTCTTGCTTTTACCCGGAAACGGGAAAATTTGAAAAATGCGGAGGATCGAGAAAATGAAAATTATAGAAAAATCGAAAATGCCTGACGGTACATTAATACAGCTAGAGGATTGGCACGATAAAAACACAAAAGATTATATGGATTTATATGGATATGAGATAGGTGCATATCCAGTTGCTAAAAATTCCGGTTGTTGTGGATGGGTAAAATCCGGGGAAAAATTTAGGATATCAATTAGTTATAATAAATATGCAAATTATACTGATGAAATGGTGTTGAGTGATTTTGAATCGTTAAAAAATGGAGAAAAAACATTATCAGATTTAAAAGATCATTTTTTTAATAACTTTAAAGATCAATTTTATTTAGGAATTATAGATTTTGAACCTTGACAGCCGCCGCAGAGGATGCCCGCCGGATCACTACCGGCGGCGGTTTTATGGGTGGAATCTGCCCTAAAATTAAAAATAGGAGGTTGCCAAGATGGAAGAAAAGAACCTTGAAAGACTTTACAAGCTGTTAGAGCGTGCGGAGCGAGAGAAAGACACGGAGACAGTCGCCGCTATGCGGTGGGCAATTTTTGAACTTGAAAACAGATAAAAAACGGCTTTCAACCGTCTTTTTGTCGTGTGTTGGGTGATATACTGCCGTTTTGCGGTCTGTTTGCGTTGCTTTTTTGCCGGATCCGGTCGGATCATATCCACGGGTATATTGACGGTTTGCGTTGTCTTGGTGTACAATCAAATATTACAAGGGGGATTTTGCCAAAATGCGAAAATTGGGAATCGGTCATGTATATGACATAATGGAAAGCGTATCGGATGCCGGAAAACGGTTGGAAATCGTTTTAAATGTGGAATCTGCCAGGGGTGGTCTGTCTCCTGAATCTGCGGAGCTGCTACGGTCTGCGTACGATGCTATTCTTTCAGCTATTGGAGATCTTGCGAAAGCTGCGACACGGTGACCGGATGCACCACAGGAGCTTACAAGCGTTTCATGCCTTGAATCGGCATAAAAAAATCAGTGAAAAAACTCTGAAAACGGATTTTTTAGCTTGAAAAGTGCTACCCAGGGGGGATTAAAAATTTTTGCATTATATTTTGACGAAAAAATTTTCTTTCAAAAACCTCTGAAAACGAGATTTTCGGTTGAAAATGCAGACCTACGGGGGTATCAAAAGAAACACATTAAAATTTTTTACGAAAAAAAACTCAAAAAATGAGATTTTTAATAAAACCTAGAAGGGGGAAATATTATGAATTGCTACAAATGTGGTAAAGAAATGCGAGTTGTTCCGGAACAGGTGGCTACGGACGAGAAAGGTCTTCCAGTGTATCACAGAATAGGTTATTGTGATGCTTGTATGTCTAAATTTGATATTGACATTGTTGAACAACAAAATAAGAAAAAGAAAAAGCAAAGCATATTAAGTATACTATCTGTTGTGTTCACTCTTCTTGGTCTTACAATTCCAGTAGCAATTATTTTAGCCATTATTGACATAGTTAAAGGTGATAAAAATAATAAAAATCACAGCGGTTCATGGTTTTCGATTATTTTTTCTGCAATTGTAATTCTTGTATATTTTTTAGGTGGTCAAAATGATGAAAATCAAAATGTTTCAAATAATATAAGTATAGAGTCTGTAATAGAAACAGAAAGTCAAACTATTGAATTACCAGATGAATCAGTTGAAAGCTATCCTACTTATCAAAGAGAAAATACAAATCAAGAAATAGATTCTAAAACAGAGCCTACGGTTGTGCAATCAGAAAGTAATGTAATAGAAAATGAAAATTATGGAGAATATGAGGAGGAAAATGTTTTATCAGAAGAGGACTACAAAGAATCATGTGTCGAATTATTCTATGATGATATATTTTTTTCCCAAGATGATTTAGAGGGAAAAGATGTAAAACTAAATCTTTTTGTGTCAGAACTTTATGAATTAAGAGCAAAAGATATGTATTATGATTATATTCAAGAAATGTTTGGAGAATACAATTTACAAAGGAATTTCTTAAAATGCTGTGTTTTGAGAGAAGGTACTGAAAGCTATATGGGAGAGCAAATCAATGTACTATTTTCTAATGATTATGGATTAAATGCAACAGATTATTCCGGTGGTGAAAAAATAACTGTTTATGGGAAAATAATAGGATACAGTACAAATTCATGGAGAGGTTACAACAAATGTGAATTTATGCCATTATATATAGAGTAATTTTAAGGGCATCCGAAAGGGTGCTCTTATTTTTTTGAAAAAGTACTTGACTTTTTGTGTGTACTATTATATTATAAATGTGCGTACAGAAAGTGAGGTGATCGCAATGTCACCACGCACAGGCAGACCTAAAACAGACAACCCTATGAATGATAGACTTTATGTTCGGGTAACAAAAGAAGAAAAGGAAGAAATAATGAATTTCTCTTCTACTTCCGGTTATTCAATATTAGAGATTATCCGAGAGGGAATTAAGTTTTTGAAAGGTCAAAAAAAATAGAACGTTGCCCCAACATCCAATTAGCACAACGCTCTAATGCCACCACTCTCAAAGAGATGGTAAAATCATTTTATCATCTTCTCTTGGGAAAATCAATTAAAAAGGAGAAGAAAATCATGGACAAATTTTTAGAAATCGTATTCGAAAGTCAGATTATCAACACATCGGAAAAAGGAGATAAATCATCAGAATATTTTAAGCCGTTCTTTGATAAACTGCAGGGAATCGTGAGTGAAAAAGTCTTTGAAGAACTCATGGATTCTTTTTCAGAATGTGAAGTGAGTACTATTAACTACTATGCCGTAGAGGGAATGAAGCTGGCAATCGGTATTATGAATGGTTCTTACGTTCCACAGATTTAGGAGGTAGAATATGACGGAACTGGTAAACGTTGAGGGAACAGAACTGGCTGTCAGAGAATATGATGGTCAAAGAGTTGTAACATTTAGGGATATTGATGAAGTACATCGTAGACCAAGTGGTACTGCGAAAAATGCATTTAGGAGAAATAAAAAGCACTTTGAGGTTGGAAAAGATTATTTTGTTCTAACGAAAGATTCTACGGTACGTTTAACGTACAGTGGAAATTCAAAGGGGACAGATAGTCACTTTTGCAAAATTCCTCCTGCCGGTATTACATTGCTTACAGAGCGTGGATATCTTAAAGTAGTGAAGCCGTTTAATGATGATTTGTCATGGAAAGTGCAAGATGCTCTTGTGGATGCTTATTTTGCGGTAAAGAATCAGCAACCAACCACAGCAATCGAGGAAAAGCCGACATTAGAGTTTGAAACAGACTGGTTCTGCATCAACCGTGGCAAAATCAATTACATCTGCCGTTGCTACGACATTACATCAAAGGAATATATGCACCACCTACTTGAAGTTTTGGGAAGAACGTATAATTTTGATGAAGCAAAGAGAATTTACAGCGCAACGACCGGAAACTGGAAATGCAGAAATTCCGAAGTAATCACATACTTCCCACAGCTTTCAGACCTTGCATCTAAAATTCTTCAGAAAGACTTAGAGGACTGTGCAAAAGAAGAGACCCCATAACAGGGGTCTTTTCTATGCCATTCTTTCCATGTATCCGCTTATCAGTTCATCAGCAAGCGCAAACACTTCTCTTCCGTAGGTAGCCAAAAAGTCTGCAACAATCTCTTCTGTCTGAATATCCATAGTCAAATTGTAGGACAGGCAGAACGCATGGCACAACTCATGGCACAGGACACGGTCATAGAAATTACCATGAATCATATTTGATATGTAAATGTCTCTTGTGTTCCTGTCTGTCATGCCAAACGTATATGTACCGTCAGAACGCATCAGCATAGGGCTGTGACTGCGTACACGGCTTAAATTCCAGTCCATTCCATTTATCGTGAACAACTTACCACCTCCAACATAAAAGGGGCTAAATAAGCCCCTTAAGTGTTTTAACCGATTTTTGTTACCAGTGCAGACAACTTGTTCCGCAGTACCGTCTTTTCTTCCGGTGTTGCATCGTTGATGATCTCCGTCATGTCGTTTGCAAGTTCGGTCATGTAGGTGTTCAGGTCACGGACTTTAGCTTCCTTGTCCTGCTGTGTATTAGCCTTATGCAGTTCCTTATTTTCCATGTAGGTTCTGCGGCTCATTCCACTTCTGCCCTCTCTTGCATCACGCATACCGGATGAAGAAGTTTCCGTGTAGTACATACGCCCCATGTCTCTGTCCATGTCACGGTGATACATTTCCGGGGTCATGTGGTAATAGGGTGGCTCTTCATAACCTCTGCGGTAGGTTCCACGACCTTTAGGTGCAAATCTGCCGTCAGCATAGCGGTAATGGTCATAGTACCGTCTGCCACCGTCACCGTAACGATCAAACATTTCCACGACTTCTTCCGGATCATATTCCTGCATGGTTTTTGTCAGCTCACGGTAGTACATGGCTTCTGACAAATCTTTCATCATATCAACGACTTTTCCCATTTCGCAAGTATCTACTTTGTCAATTCCTTTGTCAAACTGCGCTTTAGCGCATTCAGAAAGTTTTTCAATCATTTCATGCATTCTCTTAACATCCATGATTTTTCACCTCCTACGCTTCACGAACGGCAATCAAATTGCTGTTCTGCACTTCAATAGCTTGCGTAGAAGTGTTCTGAACGGCTACCGTACTGCAGCATCCACGAGGAACATCAATGTAAGCCTGCGCAGATACATTGAAGAAATTCTCTACTGCTGCCGGAGTTACAATCATTCTTGTGGACTGTAAAGGTTCCCCGTCTACCGCCAGTGCAAGGGAAATTTCCCCAACAGTTCCACCAGTGGGAATCTGAATGTTACCGGAATAACTTACAAGGAATCTTGCACGACACTGATTAGTGATACCTCTTAACTTCACAATTCCGGATCCCTCTCTATGATTGATACAGTTACTTCCATTTACGGCAGTTTCAGTAAAAGCAACGTCCGCTCCTGCTGCCACAGTCTGTAATGCTACTGCTGTATATTCAGCCATAATAAATACCTCTCTTTCAAAATCAAAGGGGCAAACCATATAGTCTGCCCCATGTTGTCAGTAATTCTGCATAGCAGACATAACCTTAAGGTTAAGTTACTCGATATGCAGTTTTAGCATCCGCAACCAGTGTTGCAACCGCATCCGTAATATACGTTAGGGTTGGGAACCTGGTATGCAGGAATGGGCGCAGGATTCACAGCGTTGATGATCTGCTGTGTCTGTGCACTCATGGCAGTAGTCAGAAGAGCATTCTGACGATCCTGAGAAGCGGCTCTGCGCAGATCGTTGTTCTCTGCCTGCAGAGTAGCGATCTTATCTTGGCATAAGTAGTCAAGGATTGCTCTTGTACCGGCATTCTGGCTGTCGATAATATCACGAGTGTTGTTATTCATGGTGTTCTGCAATGCGCAAGTATTCGTTGCCATATTGTAGTTTACACCCTGGATAGCTTCACGGGTATCGCAGCAACACTGTGCTAACTGTGCCTGTAAAGCGTTAGCATTCTGCATTCCTGCTACGGTGTCTGCATTGATAGCCTGTTGGATTCCATAGCCAGTCTGTAAAATGTTGGTATTTACGCCATTAAATCCGGTAAGCATACCGTTGTTTACAGCGTAGAATCCGTCACACAGACCGTTGTTGATTCCGTCCAGTTTACCGATGATAGACTGGGTGTCGAACCCTCTTTGCAGTGCAGAATCGGTATAGTAACTGGAATTAGAGCCATTACCGCCCCATCCATTACCGCCCCAACCTCCAAAAATCGCAAAAATTACGACTATGAACCAGAGCCATCCACCGTCACCAAATGCACCATTATTTCCGTAGCCATTTCCGGCAGCCGGAATAACAGGCATGGTAAAAGGACTGTTGTTTGTTTCAAACATATTAGATTACCTCCATAATTTTATTCATAAAGAGGTCTCCCGGGTTTTGTGCACAAACCTCTAATATGCTGTTAAAAAGGAAACTGACTTTTTATCTGTCTTATTACATCATCAGGATTTATACCTTTCGTTTTGCAGATGTTTCTCGCAAGATTTTCTACTCCTTGGAAATCACCTTTTTGAGCCATCCCATAAGCGTTTTTTACCATGTCGTTAGACATGATCTGGCTGTTCCCCATCATATTTTGTATAAACTGTTGCGGATTCCCCATTGACTTAAGCATCTGCATCATCCTTTCTTTGCGATTGTGGAGTTTTTCTTTGCGATTGCGAAGATTTCAACTGCTCAATCTTTTGCTCTAATTCATCGAAACGCTTCATAAATACCGCTGTGGCTTCGTCTGATAGGTCAAATTTCGCCTTTTCTGTTTCAGACGGTAAATTGTTAGGGTCTGCATCTAAAACAGGCTTGTAAAGCCTTGTATAGATTTTCCCATCTGCTCCCCAGGATTTAGCATAGATCTCCGACAGGTCCTGTTTTGGGAAAAATGCTGTGTTTCCATCCATAGGAACCTCATTCGGTGCTATGCACTCTTGCGCCGGTACAATACGACCGTACATCTGTACTGTGTTTTGCTGTGGCTGTTGCATAAATTGCTGTGGTTGGAATTGCTCCTGTTGTGGCATAAACTGTCCGTACATAGGTGTTCTATACTGCGGATTGAAATAGTTCGGATTCATAATCGGCTGCGGCATGGCTATTCTCCCTTTCTTCCATTGATTCTATCTGTTTCGCAATTTCAACTTCATCAAGTGTCTGATATGTCGGCTTGTTCATAAGTCCCAACGGACTGAAATTCATAAGCATTACCCGTTTCTCCTAAAACTTCCTCGATCACATGAACCATGATTGATTGATACTTAATCGGCACTTCCCTTGTACGTTCTTTGCTGAATATATGTTCCAGTGTTTCATCTGAAAATTTGAATTTTCCCATAAGGTCATCCCTCCTTATGCTTAAATTTTGGCATAAAAAAAGACGGTATACCCGTCATGTATCCGTCACATTTCATTCAATATAAAATTATTGGAATCTTTGCAAAAAACTCCTTTCGTTTTAGGCTTGACTACTATTTTGACTACTATCCGACTACCCGTTGCCCGGGAATGCCCATTTTATCAGCTTTTTCGAGTGGAAGCAAGGGGGCTCGAACCCCACTCTATTCCTCTTACTTTCCGCATATTTACTGGCTTTCTAGGTGTTTTTTGTTGATTACTTTTGACTACTTTCGCAAAAATAGTAGTCAAATCACCTTGCCTGTAAATCTGGTATACTACTCAAAATAGACGATTTCTTTTCAATGGTTTTCCTGTTCCTATGATAGTGTATTTCTGATGTCATAATATCTGTATGCCCCATCTGATCCATAACAAGTCTCTTATCCACATTGTTATCCATAAGAATAGTTCCATATGTCTTTCTTACTTTGTGCGGTGGCTTTGGATAAATTTTCAATTTCCTGCAAAGCCTTTTCTGCCTTTGTCTAACCGCCTGTGCGGTGATCCTAATATCATTTTTTGTAAAAATGTAATCTCCAAACGGATTCATGTGTTTTATTTTATCGCAAATCCATACATAATCACTTGGTATAATTGCTGTTCTGATTCCTGCCTTGGTTTTAGGATACTCTTTTACTTCAACAACATTGTTTCCGTTTTCATCTTTATACTTCGTCTCCGTTCTGCGAACGTTAAAAGTATTATCAGAAAAATCGGAATGCCTTAATGTTACAACTTCTCCGATACGTACGCCAGTTAAAAACATAAGCAATATCGCAACATTAGAAGTATCAAGGTGGCTGACAAGATACTTAATCATTACATCAGTTTCATATTCGTCGAATACTTCTTCATAGTCTTCTTTTATTACTTTTTTAAAATCACTATCAGATACGTCAAGATTATCAAACAGTTCTACGATATTAAAATCAATAAGTTTGCGTTTTTTCGCTCTTTTAAGAAATGTTCTTGTAATTCCTTTTAGACCGGAAAATGATTTAGGTGTCAACTCTTTATCGGCAATTTCTTCCTCTAAAAAATCCCCCCATTCATCTTCTGATATTGATTTTATTCTTCGCTTTCCCAACTCTCCATAGTGTCTGAGAAAATATCTCTCGTCTCTGTCGTATGTTGCTTTACATATCTTTTTAAGAGACAATCTCCGGTCTTCACATTCGTAAAACACTTCTGTAACTGTTGGATTTTGCTCTTTTTGGTAGTAAAACTCAATAACTTCTTCTTTGATATCTTCCTCGCTTTTCTTTTTTACAAGTCTCCTTCCTTTTTCTTCATCTGGCAAATAAGTTCTCCAGTATCCGTCTTTGCCTTTGTTGATTGCGTATTGGTGTTTCTTCAGATACTCCTCTTTCTTTTTCATTTCAATGCTTTTTTGCAAAGATTCCGTGTCAATCATACCATTGCTAACGGCATATTGCAATATTTCCATATCAGAAAGTTCCAAATCTATCACCTTCTAACCGCTTAAGTTTATTTTTTATAGACCTTACTCTTCTTTCTACAGTAGTTACAGAAATGGAATGTCTAAAGGATATTTCTTTTTGAGAAATTCCTTTAGACAAATCCCAAAACACTTTCTCTTCCTCTTCCGTGAAATTGGCGTTCCGGAAGATTTCTTCAAGTTCTGGCTTAGTCAGTTTTGACAACTTCATAAGCCAGTCTCCTTTTCTAAATTTCAGTTTACCGTAGTAATTCCTTCGGGAATTCCTGTACCAATGGATTCCGCCATATATCCGCAAGACTGGATTTCATGAACACCGGAATACTTTCATCGTAGCAATCAAATGTAATAGATCTTATCCAATCTCTTTCAGGAATCACCTTGTCTTTTCTGTGTCCTGTCTCTGCTCCAACGATTAACCAATCTACAAGGTGAGCATCCATGTGATAATCCCAGTATTTAGACACAGTAACGTCTTCAAGTATCGGTTCAACGCTTAAAAAATTCTTTGTTTGGCAACTTAACTTTGAAAATGCTTTTGCTGCAAGTTCAAGCTGATCTTCGTTTGTTGCACTTGCACCATACCACATATTGTCAGCTACAATCAGCTTTCCATTATTCTGTAAATCAACGAATCTTTCCGGGTTCTTTGTCAGGAAAAGATAATTATGTTGCTGTGCTTTTGCGCAGGCAGAAAAAACTTCCTCAATCCAAGAATCAGGAACCCAATGACCAAAAAGATCTGCCATAGAGCATACAAAAATATTCCTTCCGCTCTTTTTCTCGTATTCATTAAGCCTGTATCTATGCAGTGTAGGTTTAAATCCATATGGATACGCTTCAGCCTTCTCTGATTCATCGAAATAAATACGATCATTCAGTTCTATCAGCGCATCATCCGTCCATTTCTCTCCACCACCAGAAAATCTATTTGCAATGCTTCTTGCGTAGCAATATTTACAGCTGTGAAGACATCCGGTAACCGGATTCCATGAACTATCACACCAATCTATTTTTGTTTTTTCCATATTCCGTTCCTCCACTAAATACTTAATCTACCGGACTGATATATTATAAGTCGTGACATTTTATATCCTCTTTCAGCTCAGATGCGTGTCCATTCCCGGATATCTACCGGATCAATGGGTTCTGCGCATTTAGGGCATATAGGATATAAACCTTTTCTGTAATGTTCCTCCATTTCTCGGAATACTTTATTCTTTCGCATCCGTTTGAATTCAGCATCTGCCAGTTCACTGTATGTTTTGGCTTTAGATAGCATTTTACGCTGTTCATCCTCCAGCAGCTCATACCGCCTCGCCAATGTAAGCAGAGCATCAAAAGCATCTACCGTAGCTCCGCAATCCTGACAGCTTACGATCCTGTTTACCGTATCGACCTCGTAATGAGGTGGATCGCATTTGCACAGCTTTTCTCTTCCTCGCTCGATTCTTGCTAGATTGAAGGAAATAATCTCATTGTCCATAGTATTCCTCCACTAAATCCTAAGAGCATTACCGCAAAATCTACAGTACTTTGCCAATATCACACACTTGGAACCGCCTGTATAATGGCTTTCCACATATTTGTGTACTACTGCTCCGCAATATTTACACGTTATTCTTGCCATAACAGCGTAGCTGTCATTTATTTCTTTCTGTTCATCGTGTGACCACATTTCTCGCTTAACTCCTTTGCTAAATACTAAGTTACATACTTAATTTCTTACCTTATCCAAGTACTCCTTGCATTTCCTGTAAACTTCCGGATCAAATTCTTTCCGCTCATGCTCATATGCGCTATATTCCGCAGGATTGCAACCGGAAATCTGTGCCATTTTATACATTGGTATCCTTGCATATTTCCTTTTGGCTGCTATATACCCCGCATACATTCCTTTAGCTCCATTGAGTTCCTGTATATGCATTCTGTCTTTCATTGCCTGCGATTCCGAAATCTTATGCAATTGATTAACTAAGCATTCCGTATTTTTGCAATCATGCAAACAACCATGTTCTCCGTTTTCACCATCCCAAAATCCAGTTACATATTTTGTTGGTTCTGAACATGCATTACATTTTGCATTTATAAACATTGTTTCACCTCCATTTTTCTAAGTTATTAAATCAACTAAAAAGTTACTCATTTATCAGTTCTGCTAACTGAATGAAATCAAGAGTTTCGCACCCATCATATAAGTCATATATTTTCTCTACGATTTCATCACAATACCCTGCTTCTTCCAACTGATCCGAAAAATCCGGATCAGAAGATGTACAACCATATTCTGTTTTTATGGATTCTCTCTGAAATTTTCTATCAGAAATTTCCAAGGTTTCAATGCAACCATTATCCGTTGTTTCAATGCAATATTTCATGTGATTTTCCTCCTGTTTTTTAACTTGCTTTTGAGTTATTGAGTTAAACCCAAATAGAAACTCAAATTTTTTAGTTCCTGATTTCACTTCATCCATATATCTTCATCAATAACATACTGTCGAATGAAACGATCTGCATATTGTGGATGAATCATTGAGCGTTCTGTCTTTCTTGATGTAAAGTTTGTTGCCTTTGCCTTTACAATGTCTTTTTTCTCCACATAATCTATTGCTTCAAACACAAGATTATTTTTAGGTTTGCAATTTATAAACCAATATTGTGTAGGTTTCTTATAGAAATCTCCATTCATTGTTCTGTCTGTATCAATTATGCTTGGTTTTATACACCAATATGTTGAAAGATAGTGTGGCTGGCTGTATGGATTTTCAATAATCAGTTTTAAATTTCTCCTTATGCAAATTATTACAAGCTTATTTAAAACCTCATAAAATTCATTTAATTCTTTGTGCCTTTTTATTACCAGTTCACAGTTTTTTTCGTCACTGTATCCTTTTTGAGCATAATTATTTCCGGCAAACCATAACTGATTTTGGCATTCAAAATATGTGCATGGAAAGAACGCAAGTATAATGTCATCCTCTTTTATGCCATCAAATATGCTTTGATTTTTGTCATACCCCCCCCTAATTTCCTTAAATAAATCTATCACATAATCAGTTTCTCCAAATTCATCTTGGATATCATAGTCATAAGAATCTATTCCATATTTTCTAAACGCATTTTTAAAAGTTCCTGACTGTTCAAACAAACAATGTGCTTTCATTTTTTCAAGGAGACCGCATATGCTTCACTCTGCGCAGAGTCTCGGCTCCTTTCTTGGTTTTATCTAACTATCGTTTCTGCTTGTTCCTTGTACTGCATCCCCGCCATCTGCACCAGATAGTGCTGCAAGGCTTCATCAACGCTGACACGATGCTTTGTGCAGTATCTGTCAACGTACCGCTTAAAGTCCTCATTCTGCTCGTACAGGGCGGTGTAATCAATGGGTTCCATCTGCATCACACTCCTTTTGGCTTCTCACACCGTTCAAATTCAATTACCCACACCCACGGATTAGCATCCCAACCATAACGGTCAAGATCGGATTTCTTGATGGTGGAGTTCCAAAGTTTATGAAATCCATCGACCATATTAGGGTCTCCACCACTGTCTGGGTCTGAAAACGTTGGATGCCATCCGTTGTTTTCGTAACATACTTCATCCCACGGGTCTGTTCCCTCCATGCATGCTTGTTCCTCTGTAATATCCTGCAACCGCTCCACTCTCACATCCGTAACCTTAAGCCAGATACGTGCGGCTTCTTTCGGCATGTGGATGGATGGGTGCCAACGGCAAGGCGATTTTCCTTTCTCCCAGACAAAATCCGCACCGTTGTATTCGCATTTTGCTTGTCTGGCATCATTTCTGGATTGATTTACTAACCTATCAAACAGCTCCCGGTCATGTATGTAAGTTAATTCTCCGCAAGTGCCGTCTTTATAGTCAAAGGCTATCATTTGATTGAATATATCCCATGCTCCAACACGCCATGTCTCTCGGACATACAGGATATCGCCCGGCTGATATGTTGGTGTAATTTTGCCTTGTTTTCCGTCTGTATCATATATATACAGCGGTTCTTCGCTTACTTCAAAATATCCTTGCGGTTGTGGTTTAATTATTCTTCTCGTACAACTCTTTCTCCCATCCAGAATTGCCCGAACCATCTCTGTATTGAATAAAATCGGCTTAATTGCCATCTGAACCACCTGCCTTTACAATCTCCAACAAATCATCTACCAAATCCTTGACCTCATACATCATCATAGTGTCGTAGGATTTTGACTGCTGCTCTGCTGTCTTATTTCCATACTTCGTACAGTCTTTAAGGAATGCTGTGCGTTCTTCCAACTGCTCCACAACCTTGTCCGGGTCGTAGGCGGTAGGCTGGGCATCTGTAACAGAAGCAACGCGTAAAAAGTCTAAGCAATCCATATCTTCATTCTTTGAAATTGCTTTTTCTAAATCCGCTTTTAATTTATTCGCATAAATCAATTTTCCCATCGTTCATCCTCCTGTTTCTCGCCAGATGAATTGTACATACTCAAATATGTTTCAAAATCGTTCGGGTTCATCTTGTCCGCAAGGAAATCCAAGAAATCCTTATTCCGCAAACATTCCTCCACCGTGCAGATCTGACGGTACTGCTTATGCTCCTCCATCATCTCAATCAGCTTTTTGAGGTCGTACCCTCTCTGCACTAGGTTATCCTCAAATTTTATGTATTCTGCGATATTGTCCTGGTCAATCCCACGCTCGATCATAGCTTTGCAGATCTCAACGGCATTTCTACAGGTGCCAATCTTTCCGATCTGGCGGTACTGTTGCACCTCTTCCAGTGCCTTAATTGCTGTTTTCACACTTGTAATGTGTTCAGCACCAGTACCCTGCATATAACATAATTCGCAATCATCGCAACTTTCATTACAACTTACAATTTTTGCTCTACGGCTTTCACATTCAAGATATGCATGTAATTTTTCTATTGCTTCATTCTCCGTCATGGCTACCCTCCTTAACTCCATTTAAAATCCTCACAAGGTCTCATTCTCCGCTGATTCTTACCTCTTTTATTGCATATTCCCCAACCACCGTAATGACAATCTTCACAAGTAATCGGATATTGATTTAATTTTTCCTCAATACATTTCTTGCACTGGTAAGAATTTTGATTATACTCATACCGACAATTACGATTTTTGCGTTTGCATGTCGCCATATTACTCCTCCAACAGTTCCGGATTGTCAAATTTGTTTCCGATAACCTCATAAATACAATCCCTGTTTATACGTGGCTTTGATAATCCATACTCATTACTTGTCCGATAAAATTCAGCATAATTTTCATCCCAAAGTACAGTGCCAGTGCAATAATTTTCTGGATGTGCTCCATCATTGTAATGTTTAACAATATCATTCTCCCAAATCAGCTTGCCGTTCTTGTCCTTAAGTCCGGTACACTGGCAGATAGTGTTCGGGTCTATCTCGTAGAAATTTATACCAGTAACATTCCAATCATCGCAAGCAGTTCCATTGTATTTTTCAATAACAATTCCGCCAATAAATACTCTTCCATTTTCAAATCCATCATCAAACAAGTAACCATGTACCCATTCTCCATTATCAATCCGCTTTCCACGGAATAAATATCTATCTTGCATCCTCATTCCTCGCTTTCTGCCCTGAGCCATTCATTCATCTCGTAGGTTCCCGATATGCTCTGGTCGTGATAACCGTATGTTTCTACTGTCACTAAAAAATCTGCCAGCTCATCGTCAGTCATGCTCCTGATCCGGTCTGCGTTGGTCATAGGGGAGTAGTGCTCGCAATCTCTTTCTATGTCCTCATGCGGACAGTCGTTGATTTTCTCGCACCATGAGTACGCATCAAACCCGTTATCCTTTGTTTCTAAATTCTTGCAGTTATTACATTTCACCATCTTCCACCTACTTTTCTTGCAAAAATCTCTTGATGACATCAATATCTCTGTCCAGCACGCTTAAATGCTCTTTGTTCATTTTTTGATAGACAATCAAGGGATTCTTTCTTCCTGCCTTTTTCGCTCTTAATACTTCCCATATACCTTTCGGTTCTTCAATCGTCCATCCGGTTTTGATAAGCCATTTGCGAAAAGCATCCAATTTGTTGCTATGCAGTGTGTTCCTATTTGCCATTCTCTTCTCACTTTCCAGGTACGGCTCCGGCAGTGGCATCCAAGCGGTAACATCGTATCTGTCTTTCATATTGTCCGTCCACCACCCGTTATGTGTAAAATATAATGTGGTCGGTCTGTTTGCCCCTTTGATCATCACTATAAATTCCGCAGCATACTTGTTTCTTCGATATGATTTTATAAATTCATATTCATTCGGCAGCCTCTCGCTCACCGGAATCCACTTGCCATAGCTTCCATGTTTCTCTACTTGCTCATAATTTGCAAGTCTTTCAGCTATTATCTCCAACGCTTTGAATCTGCCATCTTTAGCAAGTTGCGTAATGGTCACACCTTCATCATCCGGCAAATCTTCCGGATGGAATAAAACTTCACCTTTTTCTGTGACGTATGTCAATCTTTCCATGATTCACTCCTTTCCACCGCAATCCTCGGTCTAACTGCAAATTGAGGATAACTGCAGTCATATGGAATATGATTCCAGTGGTCAAAATGCCCCACGATAGAACTGTTTTGCATACTGTATAATTCATTCTCGCTATGAAATCCTCTGCTCACGATTTTGCACTCTTTTTCCGTATGTACTTGCGATTCTGTATACATTGCAAATTTCTCTGTAATATATTTCCTGTGCATGGATATGAGCATCCACACGGTCAAGTTCCGTCTCACACCACTTTGCAAATTCTTCTGTGGACAATGGTGTCTCCAAATTTTCAAATTTTTCTCTGTTGTCAATCACAAAACACACCATGTCAACCGGAATGTGGTTCAAATCCGCAAGAATCTGAATCTGTTTATCCTTGTCCTCTGCTTTTTCATAATTCGCCAACAATTCATAACCTGTCATCTGCATCTATATCACCTCTTATCAAGTTTGATTTCTTTGTCGTAGCAACTTTTCTTCGGATTTCCCTCTACTGGGGAAACCATCTTTTTAGGATCCGTAGTATATGCTCCGTTTAGTTTCAAACCTATTTTGCTTTTTTCGTCCACGTAGCATGACGGCTTGTAACGATCCGGCGGAATATAATTGTGGATGCGCCAATGCTTTACAAGCATAACACCACTATCGAAAGATAAAAGGAATCTATTGTCTATCAATGCTTTCAAATCATCATCAGAAGCACCGCACATCCTTATGATTTTCCGTGGATTATTCACGAATCCGTCATCGTCAGCGTTCATACAGATATGGAAATAAAGCATTTGAGCCGTAGCAGGAATATCCAAAAAAGCATCACTCTCAATTATTTTTGCGCTGAACATTCGTTTTTCTGCCATTTATAACTCCTTACTCAAAAATAGGCTTCTCAATATAGATTCCGGTGTTTTCCACCAGTTCTTTCCACAAGTCCATGAAATCCTTTCCGTTGCACTTGTCTCCGGCTTTGTCCATGTGGTCAGAAAACTTATCCTTGAAATTCGTAAGTTTCTTTTTCCCGAAACCATCTTCCATAAGAATCACCATTCCATAGAGAATGTACCTGGTGGACAAGTCATTGATAAGGTTGTTACATCTGACCTGTTCCCGAATGCAGTTTTGCGCTACGACCGACTTGTAATGTGGATAATCAGCTTCGGTAAATTCCTTATACTCAATCGTCCAGTCAGCAAAATCGTTAAGCCTATTCTGTAACTCCGTATAAGGCTCATTCTCGTACTTTTCGTTGTACTCGGTAAATTTACCACAGAAGTCGGAAAGTTTCGTCTGTGAGTACTTGTAGTCTTTCCACAAGGTATAACAGAACAGTGTCAGTATCCCAGTGAATGGACTTCTCTCCGCAGACTGCTTCAAAAGTTCTGTCTGCCGCATGATTTTCAAAATATCCTGCGGATTGTCATATCGTTTTGGCATTTTATGTATCACCTCTTTTCAAGTTCTGGCTCTTTCCTTTTGCAATGAGTAGCACCGTATTCTGATTTTCCTACATATTCGTAGCAATCAACACATTTCCATCTACCACTTTGATACGGTTTGTGAGTACGTCCGTTGATTGAGTGCATTGTGTTTGGGTACTCATTCCAACAGCTACAATCGTAATTTTTTTCGCTCATGTAATCTTCTCAAATTGCTTTAACAGGCATTCCTTACAAAACTGTACACCGTCAAACTCGTAAAGTTCCTCTACCTCTTCCTTACAATCATCGCAATACAAATGTTTCACATTTATGTTCGGGCACCTATTGCCGAGACATGGATAAGCTTCCGTTGCGCATCCGCAGCATTCACCTTCGTATTTCACCATTTTCTGAAAAACTCCTTTAATTTATTACAGACTTGCTGAAATCTATACTTAAATAAGTATTTTTTAAAAGATTCAGTTCCATATTGATAGCAAAGATACATAATTTGTTTTTGAGTAGAAAGAGATTCATAAAACTCCTTGTCAGTTTCTTCAACGTATTGTAAAAGTACTTCATAGTCTGTTTTATTCATTACTTTCACCATCCTTTTCTCCATGCAAAAGTTCCATAAACCGAACAAATTGTCTTTGCGACACGGAATTGTTCTGCTTCTCAGGCTTCAAACTGATGACCAGATGCTTGTCGGCAATGTTCGCCAGTTCCCTTGCAAGGTTGATTTTGCCTTGTGCCAGTCCATCACGGTAACCTTTTCCCGGTCGGTACTCTGCGATCTGCTTCTTTCCATCACCTTGACCGCCTGCTGTCTTGTTGCGAAGTTGGTAACCCTCGTCTGCATAACGTTTAATCCAGTACTGCTCCCACTTGTCCAGTTCTTCTACCGGATAATTTAGGAATCCGATTTTCCAACCGTATATATTATCCGCAGAATATAATCCGTGGCTCTTCATGGATAAATCAATGTGCTGGTATCCGTTAAGATGCCCTGCCAGTCTTTGGAGTAGGTGTACCGCCTGTCCCACATACGCAAATCGGAAACCATCCTCGTCTGTTCTTGTCAGAAAGTAAATTCCACTTCCATCGTCTACGTGTGGATTAACCGCCAGTATTCTTTCACGATTCTTTCTCTCTATGGATTTTGCTTTTGCTATATTCTTCCAATCAGCCAACCACATCACCGCCTATTCTTCTAAAACGCTCATATCATATCCGCTGGCAACAAAACTTATTGTTTTTTCATGGTTACATCTGTTTCCCAAATATGTGTATATTTTTTCCATATCTTTCTCTGAAAAAGTAGTACCCAAAAAATCATTTATTCCTTGCAAAATGAATTTATGGAATTTGTCATTGCTCTTTTTAGTGCTGTATGGTTCTGTTTTGTATGCTGCCCTTGAAAGCCATTCCAAAACTTTACACTTCACATCCATTTCTGTATTACAATCTTTCAATATAAAATATGTGTTGCTTTCGATATGTGCTATAAATTCTACTTTGATTGTTACAACACTATTCGGAAAGCAATTCATAAGTTTAGATATTAAACTCCACTCAATCAAAACGGGCACTCCTTTCCATTCCGTAAAATCCATTCCTTGCCTGCTGCCGCATAGTCCACATTCGCCAATGGAACAATCTTTTTTACCTCTGCGACACATTCTTTGGCATCAGAATTATCACGGCTTAAATGGCACAATATGACGTTCTGCAGGGCATCTGATTTGTTCGCAATGACAAATTCTTTTACTGTTTCCAGTTCCATATGACCACGGTACACATGGGATTTCTTAGCATCGTTGGAATCCTCTGTAATGTACTTCTTCTGATAGTTACATGAAATAAGGATGTGGTTTACTTCATGGAACCGCCACTTAACAAATTCCGTGTCAGTTACATAAAGCAATTTTCCCATTTCCGGGTGAGTAATCAGGAATCCATAACAAGGGCATTCTGAACCGTCAGCGTTGGTATGTGTCCACTTACCATCCAGTGTCGTAAGATCAAATGCCATTATTTTTCCACCAGTAAACCCTATTTCCATAGGTTCTAAACTCTCATATGGCTTAAATACTGGTATTCCCATGTGTTCAAGGTCTGTTACGGATAATGAGTGGTCTTTGTGCGTATGGGTGCATATCGCACCCACAACACACTTAATATCCCAGTTAAGACCACGTTTTATATCCATGATAGGAAGTCCTGCATCCAGTAAAAGCGTTTCGCCATTATCTGCAGTCAGAAGATAGCAGTTACCGGAAGAACCGGAGCCTAAACATTTTAGTTTCATGTTTCTACCTCAATTTCGTCATCGTTCGGAAACTGAAAACAGCCATATATATTAACAGAATCTCCAACGTATTTTTTGTACTGTTCTCTAAGTATTTCCATAGATTTCTCCGCTTTTTTGTCAGTAGAATAGGTTGCAAGGACTGTCTTAGTAGTGTTATCTCCACACATATCGCACATAATAACCGAACCACGACACCATACAGCACATATTTCATACGGCATATCAAGTTTTCCATCCTGCGATATAATTCTCATGGTGTCCTCCTACTTAAAGCAATCCGGTGTCTCTGCGCTGGCAATGTCCGTCTCTGCGGTCTGCGGTGTCTGCGGTACTTCCTCAAATTCAACAGCGTTTGCGTTATTCTGAATCTCCCTGTGAACCTGTTCCTGAATGGGTTCCATCGGATATTCCTTGAAATCTCCATCTTCGATTTCTTCTTTTGTGTAAATACCCATTGTCAGTTCCGGGCAATTCAGACTAGAGAAGAACGATGCTGCTCTGTACCGGAGCATTAACTGTGGCATGGTTTTCCATTTGCTTCCATTCTTACCAAACCATCCCTCGTCCTTTGCCATCTGCATATTGACTTCCATCCCCTCAACTCTGCGACCGTTTTTCATAGTCCACGCTACGCATGAATAAGGCTTTCCATCTTTATCTTTTACCTCGTCATACTGCAACTCCATGTCAAACATTCTGCTTGCGTTAATAGAAGCAATCAAAAACTTACTACTCCAACTAGGTCTGCCTTGTATCGGATAAAGGTTCTGCATAACCATCAGAGGGCTGACATCAAGTCTCTGTGCCTGTTCAATGGCAATCAGACAGTTTGCCGGATTATTCTGATAAGTTGATGGAACAATCGTAGAGCTTGCCAGTGCCTTTGCCATTTGATTAGCCATGATGAAGTTGTCGGAAGTTCCGAATATACCAAGACTAAAATCTGTAACCTTATTTCTACTCTCTTTAACCTCTGCCTTTTCCTGTGTCATTACTTCCTGCTTCTTTTCGTCTGCCATATTTCTACCTACCTTTCTACCTTTTTGATGTCGTTAATGTTAATGATGAATACCTGTGTTGTCTTGGGATTCTGAATAAGTGCAAGGCGAAAATTATGCAGCCTGTCATGCTTCGCAATGTTCAAAACCTTTGCAACCATTCCGTCTTCAACAGAAACTCCATTAACAAAATTTTGCCTATAACTTCCAAGTCCACTCCATGTATCGTACGTTGAATAACAACCACCGCTTCGTGTTACCTCTATCATGTCACCGACATGGATTTCGCTGTCATCCTCTTTCTTCTCTTCCGGTTTGTAGTTTTCGAGGACAACGTACTCTCTGTGCCATGCCGATGTAACTGGTGTTCCATCTTTCTCGATTACAACTCCAGGTTCACTTGTAGAAATAACCTTAAACACATCTCCGTTTTTATAGGGAATAAGATAAGGATGCGCATCCACAATTTTGATGTACTCACCGACTTTAGCTTTTCTCTTCACCTCCCGTACACCGTTATCAGGCTTCACATCCTCGCCCATCAGCCGATTAAAAGCCAACTTAGCACCAGTACGGAAATCAAATTCATCAGCAGGATTGCAGTTTGCTTCTGCTTTCTCGCCAGTGGACTTGTCCAGCGCAACTACTTTGTTGTCATTGCGGTAGATGACAATAGTTGTGTCTACTTTTTCTAAAGCGGCAGAGAATATAGAACCTATTTGGAAATGTTTTAAACCAATGCTTTCCCCAACTACATCTTTGTAAAAAACAGTGCCACCACTGATTTCTGTGATTTCAATTACTGCATCATTGTCTGCAAAATATCCGCTTTTGTATCTGTCTCCAACATTAAATTTATGTTTTTCCATATTATTCTTCCTCACTTTCCGGCTCATTCATAAATCCACTTGCAACTCCCTGATGCACCGTCACATCAGCCTTGTAAATCTCCTTGATGCTTCTAGGCATCACATGGAATGTCACATCCGTATCAGCAATCTTGCCTTTGAATTTCAAGGCTCCACGGTCTGAAAGTCCCAGGTATACACCCACGCAACACTTGTCATCAAAATTGAATATCACGGTGTCACCAGCATTGATAGTTTCTCCTCTTGTTGTCAGAACAGAAATGACTGTCTCTTTCTTAATCTGCATTCTCTTCATTCCTTTCAAACTCTTTCAATTGCTCCGCCAACTTCTTACATTCATCAGCAACATATTCTTCTGAACGAACGACATCGACACCAACAGGAAATTTACTTTCTATCATTTTTTGCATCTGATAAATTTCTTTACGGCTTGGGAATTTCTGTATTGCATAATCCAAATCCGCCTTATCTCCAGCGTGACCGCAATCGAACCCAAACCACCATAAATCACTTTTGATAGGATAATTTGAATTTGTTCCACCACCTGAATATGAAATACCTCCGTGACACTGGAAATATGCTTCAATTCGAATTCTTTCATCTTTATCAATACAAGCACCAAGCAAAGGGAAAATGCCACTTACTTCTCTGCCCCAAATATCTGATTTTTTAATTTCAAGATGGTAATCATAATTTTTTCCGTATAACGTATGATTCTTTGGAATGCCAACATATCCGCACCTGTGAGCCATATTTCCAAATATCACAACGCATTTATACCCTACGTGTTCAAACTCACGCTCGACAATGTAGCGTTTCTCTGCTTCATTACTCATTCTTCGCTTCCTCCACTTTCAAACTCGCATCATCACTTCTTCGGAACATAATCAACTGACTGTCAACATCAGGAATCTTCCAAGGGTCAAGGCTCTCGGTATCGTCAACCATGATAGGCAATTCCACACCGCACCGCTTCTGAAACGCATTGCAAATGTCAATCTCCGTCAGAATCCTTGCTCCGTGGTTCATGTTCCGGCTGTAAGGCTCTCCACGGTATGTAAAGTCACAGCATTCCTCCGTGTCACCATTCACAAGAGGTCTAAACATACGAACTGTGCAGAAAGAAAGATACTTGTTCACATCAGCTTCCAGCAGTTCGTTCTTCTTCCGGCTGAATTTCTTTAACAGGTCAAGTTGTGCCTGCACATCCGTAATATTCTGTGCAATGTTCTTGCGCTCCTGTTCCAGTTCTGTGATACGCTTATCCACACTCTCGTTAATGCTTACACTCGCCAAAGACTTATCAACCACGGAAATATCCTTGCGTATCTGCTCTTCATCACATTTTAACTGGAATCTAAGAAGATTCATGTCAGAGAATTTGTTCATGGCAGCTTCTTTCTCAGCAATCTGTGACTGGACAGCTTTGTATTCTTCTGTGTTGGAAATATCCACACTTGCCGGAATGGAATTTAAGGCATTATCAGCAATGGCAACCTCTTTTTCCAACCGCTCCACTTCATACTCGGTCTTTTTCAACTCCTCACGCTTATGCTCCAGTTCTGCCTGATCCGCTTTGATATGGTTAGCACAGGAAGAACCCTCTTTAGTAATCAGTTCCAGTTCATGTGCCTTATGCGTATCAAACTCCGTTCTTAACTGCTCTTTCTTCTCTTCCGGATATTCCTGTCCACAGTAGGGGCAAATCAAAGAGTTTTCATCAAATTTAAGGCTTTTATTCAAATCCCAACTCTTCTTCAATTCCTGTCTCTTCTGCTCATACTGTGCAATGCGCTTTTCGAGTGCAGTGATCTCTTCACGAATGGTATCTGCCTTAAGCAACTCTTTCTGATGCTCATTCTGAATCTGATTCAGTGTTGTGCGCTTCTCTCTTCTGTCCGCATCCAGTTTTTCATTTGCTTTCTGCTGCAATGCGTTCAACTGACCTTTTAACTCAATGATTCCATCAGACAGCTTATCGTAGGAAATCATGCTGTTCTGCGTATCTGTCTGCTGCTTAATGTTCTCTGACAGCTTATCCATTAAAGCTTTCTTTTTCAGTTCCAAATCCGCAAGGTCAATATCCACTCTCTGACGGCTTACCTCGTCAATTCGGCTTGGAATTTCATCCAGTAAATCCTGCAAACCTTTGGTTCCATTTCTTCCCCTTGTGCCGTATAACTGCGTATTGCAACGCTTTTTCAGTTCATCAACCGTTCCATCCTGCAGAACAGTCCTTAATGCTTCAAACTCCGGAAACTGATTGCAAATGTCATCATTACTGTGCTGGCCAAACATATCAGTGAGAAGTGCTCTCTGATCCGTGCCACCTTTCAGCAGAAGTGTCATGGCATTGATGCAAAGTGAAAACTTATCTTTTCCGCATACACTCTCTTCTAAAAATGCTTCAAAATCTGCTGCCTTTTTTGGAATATCATTCACATAGTAATCCGTGACATTGCCGGTAAACTCGCCTTTCTTATTGAAGTTCTGACGGCATACTTTTTTCAGAACCTTGTCTGTACCGTCAATCTCCACGGTAACTTCTGCGGTAATATCTCCGTCAATGTCATTGCCGTCCTTATCGTGCGGTCTGATTCCGGTGATTTCTCTGCCGTTCTCGTCACGGCATCCAAAAATATACTGAATTGCTCTTTTGATCGTGGACTTACCGGTTTCATTTACACCGGAAACCTCTGTCCGGTCGTATAAATCAGTGTCCACTACGTTAGAACCATAGAATTTGCAGAAATTCTGCAAAAAGATGTGCTTAATCCTCATTTTTCCTATCCTCCCAAAGATATAAATACAGTGAATTAACAAACATATAGATTGATACCGGCTTGTCTGTCTCGTTGATTTTCTTGTACAACTCTGTGGTTGGGTTCATCTTATCTACAACCCACTTGATTGCATGATACACGCTTTTTTCATTTGTGCTGTGTTTCTCTCCGATAATCCGGTATATTTCAGAAAGTCTTCTGTTTCGGTTCTCAAACATCAGCGTTTCAACCTCGATGATGTACTGGAATCCCGGCAAGTACTGTTTCAGCCCCAGTTCTACCAAGATTTTTCTTATCTTCCTTTCCATTTCCTCACTCCTCCGGCTTTCATTCTTCTGTTACGTGGATCATGTTGTCCTCTTCGCTGATATACAAGATTCCTGCATCTAACAGTCTTGCAATCAGAATCTCATTCGCACGGACGATGGGGATAATCTGTCGTTTCTGCATAAAAATACTCCTTTCTTAACCATTTTTTCTTCCCGGTATTGCGGTTTACAATTCTGTAATAGAATGCTGTTTCACGGTCAACTTCCCATTCTTTCGGACTGTAAAATATCTTTCCGATGCACCCTTTGACGGTAAACCGCTTTTTGGCACTCATACGGTGTCCTCCGCAAGTTTTCCTTGTCTCCACAATGTTACATCATCAAAGCCTTTAGCTGAAAAAGAAGTAGCACCATTAGTCCATGTAAATATTCCCCCATTTTTGAATCTTGCAAAATATCTAGGACACCAAGATTCACTGTCAGAATCTCTTACGAATACCTTTGTATCCACCGGCACTTTTGACCAGTCAACAGGCGGTTCAACATATTCCTGCTCTGACCATTCTTTGAACCTTTCCCTGCATCTGCTTTTATCACTCCATGTGCAATCGGAACAAAGTATTACATTGCAATCACATAACTTTCCTTCTTTGTCCACAGCTATCTCTATACTATCAAGTGCCATGTCAATAATCTGTTCCGCATACTTCTCTCTGTTCGTCATTTTCCATTCATCCTTTCCAGTTCTGCGCTCCTGGTTAATATCCAGTCTGCGTAGTCACTTAATTCTGTTTTAGTCGTTGCATTTTTCTCACCGTGGTAAACAGCCAACACGATTCCAACATCTTCATACTTCTTGAACAACTCTGCCAGATAGTCGGTCCCCACATGAATATTTCCGTCCGGATCGTAAATGTCTGTTACTCCCAACCGCTCCATACGGTCTTTATGCCATCTGTCAGAAATCTGCATCAGGCCTTTGCAACCACCGCTTTCCACATCCGGTCTGCCGGACGATTCTTTCTCAATCATTGCCATAAGCATTTCCGGGCAGATGCCATATTCCTCACCGTACTTTACACACGATTCCTGCGCTTCTTCGGAGATAAAACTGCCGGCTGGCTGTGCCGTGGATGTAAATGTGATGGAAAGTGCTATTATAATAGGAAGAAACAGTTTTATTGTTGTTCTCATATCACTGCTTACCTTTCTGTTAAAATTCTTCCATCTTGGAAGACATACAGACTTTTTACTTTAAAAAATTCTGATTCTTCTAATTCCAAATCATTACAGTATACATAGTGTGCTCCGGTTTTTTCATCGTTTTCTCCAAAAACATCATCTGTATAATACAAAACCATTGAAGAAAATTCTTTTATGTCATTTTCCGTAACAGGTCTGAGAAAAAGCTTTGATTCTTCCTCTTCATTTGCATGGTCAATGATTGCAATGTGTTGTCCATCTAAACAATCATCCCTTAAGTAAACAGCAACATTTCGTTCATTGCTTTCAAACCATACAACGACTTCTGCATCATCAGCGTTGGAATTTACATCCGAAACAGTAAGCCCTACCAAATCCCTTAAATCACTACCATGAAGTACTTTGTTGCCATATTTAAGTCCTCTATCATAATTTGCTTTTCTTACATTTTTACAGATTCCGCTATTCACTGAAATATCTCCTTTCATTTAAGCACTTCGCTGTGCTTCTATTTTTCTTCTGATTGCATCAACACCTTTTTGATAAACAAGTGTTTTTATAGATATATGCTCCTCTCCATTCTTGGTGTATTTCTGCTCTATTACACGAAACCATCCGCAATCAATGTATTTCTGATATGGCACATTCCATCTATCCAGGATTGCATTATCACGAAGAAATTCAAATAGGTTGTTACGTCCGAGTCCTTTGATTCCCAATACCTTTGAAACCTCATTCATGGAAATTGCAGTCTTACTGTCTGCAACTGCATCAAAGAAATCTGCTTTCGGTCGCATTTCTTCGATTTGCTTATCTTTCTGCGAAATAATGTTCTGTGCTACGATAAGTGCATTCGCTACAATCTGCTCCGGTGTCAAATTTTCTTGGTTTGCTATGTACCCACCATTCTTTCTGATGGACGGGATCACTTCATCCACAACCCACGATTCAAATTTCTCCGCTGATGGCAACTTCGATCTCATAATAAGGCGGTAAACGTCACCCTCATTTATGTATGACAACTCTTGTTTACCACCAGATGTAGGGGTGTCACGTTTCGTTACTCCCTTACAGTGGTCTATGACTGCCTTTCTGGGGTTTGCATATCCAAGTGCTGTTGCAACATCAGAAGCCACAAAGTAAGGCTTACCGTTGATTTCTGCTGTTCTGATTGTTCCAAATTCTTCATTATTAAAAATTTGTAATTCGTTCATTGTTCTCCTTTCTGTGGTATAATGTTCTAAAAAACTGGAGGTTTCATATGCTTCTCAAAATCGAAAGAAAAGTACTTAGGAAAACTGTAAAATCTTCTGAATGTTCCATTTCATTGTCTGAAATAGGGAATTACAATGGTGAAGATGTTTACCAAGCATTTTTGTCCTTAAAGGAAAAGGGATATTTCACCATAGTTAGTTCATCCATAAATCGTGAAAAGTTCACATTTACTTTGTCTTCAAAAGGAAGATTCTATAAAGAACATTTATTTCTCTCATTTTTGAGAAATATACTCATACCGTTTGTTGTAGCTTTAATAACTGCAACTGCCACATACCACTTAGAAAAAGTAGCAGATAGCTATTCCGACAGCCGCCCCAGCCAATGCACTTATGAGTTGAACCAATGCAGTGATCCAAGGTTCTAATTTGTCAAGAAGATCTCTCTTCTGGCGGTAAGTCCATTTTTTCATTCATGTTCTCCTTTCATTGCATGAGAAACTGCATTACAAATGGTCATATGCTGTTTCTCATCATCATTCATGGACTTCTCAATTCTTTTCAGAGTACCGTCAATGCTCTTTAATGTTTTGAGAAGTTCTCTCTCAAATTGGCTTTGCATTTTCTTCCTCCTGCTTCTTAACAGATTCCTCTGCCATCTTCTCTGTCTTGCCGAGAATATATCCCTTGTCGAAATCGGACATATTCGGAATGGCTCTCTTTAACTTCTCAACGATTTTTTTCTCTTTTTCACTCATTCAATTAACTCCCTGTTTGTGATATACTCTCCTTATTCTGATATAAGGAGGTGAATTACATTGGATTCCAAAAAATACGCATCCGCTTACGCTATTGCTAAAATCTGTGGATATACCGGAAGTTTTGATGATTTTAAGAACCTGTACTACCAATACTATTCAGAAATCGTCAATTCTTTGCCGGAAGAAAAACCACAATTAGCAAAAGCCGAAGCAATTAGCAATCCTTTCCAAATCCAGAGCCGTTCCTAAAAGGCGAAATGGCGGTAAGTACTTTGATAGACAAATCAATATTTGTTTCTTCGATTTTCTTATCGCCATCTATAATGCTTTTGTAGTCATCAATAATATTCATGGCAATGTGCTGTGCCATCTCGTCAATTCCAACAAAACGTGAATCAGCTTTCTGAACTATATTTGCTTTACCATTTTTGTCTAATACCACATATCTCTGTTTTTCCATGTTTTTACCTCCCTATTCCAGTAACTCGTCTATTTTTACTCCAAGGACTTTTGCAACAGCCTTTAAATTGTCAACTTGCGGAGCAGATTCATTCCACTTTCGGATAATTCCATTGCTCAATCCGGCTTTCTGCTCCACTTGATAAATATTTGTTCCTTTCTTATCACAAATTTCCTTGATTCTGTCGTAGCATTTCAATCTATCACTCCCTTTCTATTGATTTAGGAATTTAGAGAAAAACTTGACAAAATTTAGAGAATGTTCTAATATAGTAACTGCCAAGAAACCACAGAGAACATTTTTAAATTTAGGCTTTCCTCTAAATCCTAAATTCATTATATAGAGTGTTCTCTAATTTGTCAATCACTTTTTTAGGCTTTTGTCTAAAAAATATAGGAGAACATTTTATGAATACAGTAGAGAGAATAAAGGCTATCTGCAAAGAAAGAAAAATTCCTATTTATAAGTTGGAAACTGATTGTGGTTTTGGAAATGCTTATATCAGTGGTTTGAAAAAAGGAGAAGTAAGAGCAGACAGATTAGAGGTAATTGCAAACTATTTAGAGGTTTCTTCCGAATACTTGCGTACCGGTGAGGAAAAAGGTGAAAAATACTCTGCTAAGTATGCACACTTAGTGACTCTTTTAAGAAATGATGTAGAAATGGAAGATTTATTACTAAAGTATTATAGTCTGTCAGAAAGTCAAAAGAAAAACGCACTTTCCGCATTTCAAATGATAATCGGTGGTGCGGAATGAAAACTATAAAATCGTCTGTCAGAAACGACATAATGTTGAAAATAGTAGAATCATACAGGGATAAAAATGTTTCTAAATTGAATGACGGTTCTTTTAATATAATGACTGCGTTCTCAAAAACAGATATGAAGTACTCTGAATTTTTAGAAATAGTAAGATTCTTAGAATCAAAAAGACTTGTTATATATATTCCTGCCGATAAATCTTCAACGACATACAACATAAGAGGTGAGGAGATCCGGCAGGACTTTATACAACTTACAGATTTAGGAAAAACTTATCCGGAAGATACAAAATCGGAAAAGATAAATTTTGTAAGAACCACAATCGTATCCGGAATAATAGCAGCTATAATAGGTATTTTATTGTCAACTGAACTATTAAACTGGTTATTGCAGAAATTGTTATCGTTTTTATCTCTTCTTCATTTCTAGCGAACCAACAATTAAACTTAACTGAAAAAGAAGCAGACTTGCAATGCAGTTTGTTTCTTTTTTTGTCTTCTCTTGACATATAACTCATTTTTCTTCCCCCATAATGTCAGAAACTATCGTGTATACATATTCCAGTACATCGTTTCTGTCTATACTTGCAAGCATTTTGTTTATCTCTTCTCTGTAAAATTCATTGCTTTCGTTCATTGTAACCACACCCCTCTCCCCTTTAATTCTCCGCAGAATCTAAAGTAGCGATACATTACATTATGGAACATACGTTCTTAACAATCAATATATTTGACTCACGTTTTTTATTGTTGTAAAATATCAACAAAAGAGGACGGTGAAAACGCCAATAAACACCGCCCTCGCCAGAACTTGAAGTCCCTTGAAACAAGGGATGTTACAAGTGTATCATGTGAAAGGGGGATAAAAAACATGATGAAAAAAGACCGAATCAAAGAAATTTCGACACATTTATCAGTCAACCGTACTAATTATATGTTAAGTTTTCGTGGAAATCTCCATGAATTTCTAAATGAACCGGACATGACGGTTTACAAGCTTGCTGATGAAGCTAATTTGCCTTATTCTACGCTTAATTCACTACTATACGGTAATTCTAACGACACGAAGCTATCGACCGCTGTTGCGCTTGCTAGAGCCTTTGGAATCAGTGTAGATGAACTGGTAGGTTGCGGCACTATGGAAGATAAGATGTTGGAATCTGTCAAGATATGCCGCAGTCTGCCGGAACACTCTCTGTACCTTATCCGTTACTTCATACGTCACCAAGCTAAAATCTATTCCAGTCTCGAAAAATCGCACAAGTATATTTCTGTCCTCAAACCGCAACTTATGAATGGAATTATAGCCACCACAAACGCTGTAGAACCTATTTGCATAGACAATTTACCGGAAGATATAAAATCCAAGGCTTATATCGGTTTGAAAATTCCCTGTGACTACTATATGCCGTTTTATCTTCCAGGGGAAATTATTCTCCTTTCCGCAGATCGGAAACCACAAGACGGTGAACGATGTATTGTAACAAGTAATGGTGGGATACAAATTGCCGTAAAAACCCATATAATAGAATATGGCGTTAGAAAATGGAGATATGTTTCGCTCATGTCTCCGAACAGTATACTTCCGGAACACATAATTGATGACATGATAGGATATGTGGTTGGTTTCGTCAACAATGACGGTGACTGGGGAATCAGATAAAAATTAAGAGCATGGCTTTTACACCATGCCCTTTTTGATTGATTTATTTTTATTGCTAATCTGCATACATCAGTTATCATTACTTCTGTAAATGGCAAGTTAAACCAAGATGCCGATTTGACTTTAGTAAATTGTGTATCGTGGAGTTCCGATAATAGCATTTCCAAAATTGGTAACAGGGTATTTGTCACAATAGGCGTACAAATTACATCTGAGCAGTCTAGCGGATCATTAATCATTACCAATATTGCAAAGACATATTACCCTAAAAATGCGTATGTTAGAGCAAATGCAACAGGTGGTACAAGCGGCAACAATCATAATATTTATATTAATAAATCTAATGGTACGATAATATTAAACCCATCAACGGAACGGTATTATTCTGCCAGTTTCTCATATTTGTCAGATTGAGATTTATTTGAAGAAGCAGCCCAATACCTTGGATTAATTAATTATTTATATGCCACAACAAAATTTAATATAAATGTTGCATCATTGCTAACATTTGCAATTTGATATGCATAAAACTTGCTATTACTTGCAAATCTTACACTAACTGCCCAATCACAATTTGCAAACACCCCAAATACATTTGCATTGTTTGGCAATCCAAAGTCAGACAAGGAGCCTAAAAAGGACTGTTTATTCGCCACTAATAGAGTAACAGATGTTGATATTGATGCAAATTTCAAACCATTTAAATTGCCATTTACATCACTAATCGCACCTGTGACAGTTCCGTCACCGATTGATGAAATATCAGTATTGCCTATGAGAGTAATTAATGTCTTGATGTTCTTTATCGCAAGGCTAACCTTGCCGATAATTCCGCTGAGTTTCTCACCTGTGGTCGGCTGTGCAAGTTCGGTTGGCTCGGTAAATGTTACGGTTGTGTTGGAAGCATCACCTGTCTTTTTAAGATAATCAGTCAAGTCAATGTTGGCTAATTTTTGGTCGGTAGTAATCTTGTCATAGTAATTAGTTAAATTGTCAACATCTTTGGTGATGTATCCAGCATCATTTTCTAATTCGCTGACTTTTGTAGGTATGCCTCCTGTTTGCTGTTTTGCCTGTTCCATATAATACTTTGCGTTATCGGTATCTTCTCCTTCTCTTGTTCCGGTTCCACCTATGGCATAAGATTCAGCCAATACAGATTTTGCATTTGCGGATTGCGCATAAGCAGATGCATTTGCGGATTCTACTCTAATATCTGCTAAATAATTAGGCTGAAGCATATCATCTGTTACTGATCCTGTTTTTATCGAAAAAGAATAAGTCTTATTCTTTCCAGTACCAGTCACGGATACAGCTATGGTTGCAGAATCTTCAAATGTCAACACCGGAATCATAGAACCAATATCAGCCGTAAACTGTGTTCCATCTTCTGTAGTCATGGTAATGATTCCATCATCAGACATTGAAAAGCCGACAGGAATTTTTTCAATGTTGAGGTCAAAAATAATCTTTTCACCGTTGTACTTTGTAATAGTAATAATACCGGTTGTTTCATCCATAGTCCAATCAGCAATATTTCCGTTTATTGCAGACTTGTCTACTTTTAAGGCATCCTGTAATATGATACGGTTGTCCAACGCATCAATAGCAGAATCCATCTGATTAAGATTGTATGCATCTAAATCCGTGTTTTCACTGGGGTAATCTTCCCAGTTAATTCTGGTATAAACCTTATTCAACGCCATCTGCAGATACCTCGCTTTCCTCTTTCATAATCTGCATATCTGATAACTGTTTAGTCTCCGAATACACTTCATACAGTACAAGCCTTTTCACCTCGATAGGCAACGGTGTTTGATTTAATACTGTCACAAGGTTGCTTTTTAATTTCTTAATCTCAAAGTTTGCTGCCATATCAATTCTCCCTTACATAGATTTCTTTTCCTTGCTCTTCTGCATATGCATACAGATTTTTGCACAGTTCAGATACCTCATATCCGCTCTGTGCAACCACTGTATCCGACATGTCAATCAGTTGCTTCATAAACTCTTCAAAACCATCGCCATCTTCCGTGCTAAACAATGTGGCATTGATTTCCGTAAACGTGGAAATTCCAATGGTAAAAGCTATATATTGCTGAATTTCTTGCCTTTCTTCCATTACTTCTTTCATTGTTTTTCCAATAATCGTTTGAAGAATAAATATTTTTTTTACCATAATAAATCTCCTACGTCATAAGTGTGACAATTCCAGATGTTGCAGTGAGCAAACCTCCAAGTGATGAAACTCCTGTAATAAAATTAACATTATGTCCAGGATAATCAGCAACATTGGCTGTTTGTGTTACCAAAGATACATCTGATACGGTTCCATTTATATAATTTTTTGTGACACTTAATGTGGCACTTGTCAGTACTGTCTTACTGCCCAATATTTGAGAAGTTGTTGATATGTTTTTTACATATTGTGAATCATATGTTGCTCCATTTCCTACCACTAAAATTCCGCTTACACTTACCATTGAAGCATCAATAGTAAGATATTGTCCCAATCCTTTTATAGATCCTGTGCTTTGCAATAGTTCGTTATAAAATTTAATTTCACCTGATGATACTTCTGTGTAACTTCCGTCTTCCCCTATAGACTTAAAACTACCAGTCATTACTGCGTTTTTAGCTGTTATAGTTCCATCTGCTGATATGCTACAGTTATCTGCTTCCAATACAAAACGGTTTCCAGAAATACTTACCTGTCCACTTTCAACACTTAACTGAGAACTGACATCACCTTTTGATACTTTTAATTTGATTTGGTCTGCCTGCAAAGATATTGCCGCTGCCAATTCTACTTCTGTATCTGTTGCCCTTTTCGCTTCTGCTTCAATTTTTCCTGCATTTTGCGTAATTTTCGTATCCAATCCGCTCTCTACATCCTTGATCTCAGATCGTGTTTCCTCAACAGTACGTTCTAACTCATTTGTTTTTCCACGGAGTTGAATTATACTTTTGTTAATTCCATTTACCTGTTCACTGTACTTTGGAGATTTTCCGCTTGCTGATATGGTGTCTGTCGGTTGTTGGATTCCTTTGTATGTTCTGCTCAACACATAGCTTTCTATGATTTCTTTAGCCGTATATACATTGACTGCTTCTCCAAGGCTCAAACAAGGATTTCCTATTTTTTCACAGTTATAAGGTCTATATTTTACAACTTTAATAACCTCATACAGATTTCTTGCAATTGTTTCTAGGGCATCTGCACTCATTCCATAAACAAGGAAATTATCTTGCAAAATATAACTGTTGTCGTTCTCGGTAATCTCTGTATCCGGGTAAACTGCACCAATATCATTTTCTGATTGTCTTATCTGCACTTTTGTAACTTTTTGGCAAACAAAATCTTCATATTTAACAGTTTTGTATTTTCCACCAGTAACCTTTTCTTTTTCAGAACCTTTTCTAGGGTATAATCCTTTCTGTGGATATAATCCTTTCTGTGGATATAATCCGGATATTATTTCTTTAAGGAAAACATATTCAAATTTTCCATCATGGTTAATGTGGCCAAAACATCCGTTTATTGAGCAGATTGCTTCCATGACCGTCTGGCCAGAAAGTTCGCTTGGTTTGATTGTTTCTTCCACTTCCATGCTGTCATTAGGTAATGTGGTTGCTACTTGCTCAACGCCAAAATGTGAAAAAAAACTGTCTCTGAACTGCTTTAAGGTCAGAGGAAACTTTAATCCGTTATACCAGGAAGATACTTCCGCTTCTCCAATGTCGTATATTGCGTCATAAGCGGTCACATTTCGGTAACGCTTATCATCTGTTGGTTTATCGGAAATGACACGGTATTTTCCAAAAATAAAAGGTGCGTCAGCATGTCCATTAATCACAGCAGAAACATTTATCTGTTTCCCAATCATGCTTGTGAACACGTTGGAAATTTTGAATTTTAACTGTGATGCATTGCACTGTCCAAATGTAAGGTAATCATCATCACATAGGATTTCTTTTAATTCAAACTGTTCAAAATGTATTTCGCTGTTGGTGATTTTTACAGACTTATCATCTGTTTCAATCGTGATTTCCTTTTTGGATGCGCTTTTATTAAACAAATCCGCATAGGTATAGTTACTCATTCGCTACACCTCCGACAAATGAAAACTCTATCTGATTGTATTTAATCTCTCCGTCATAAGTTCCGTAGATTGTAGGCTTTATATCAGCCATATATCCATATTGTGTGACATATTGACCTAAAAATGGAATGTATGCCGTGATATTACATCCCTGTTCCGTTGCATCAATAAAGTTTCTTCGTATCCCGGACAGTAACTCTTGCAAATCGTCATCCGTCAGCATCGCAGGCGTTGAAAAATCAACACTTAATGCTTTTAGCTCCACAGCATTTCTATGTACGTATCCATTTGCATCAGTCCACGGGTCTACATCTTGCATATTTACAGCTGGCTGATAACTTTCAGCGGCTATAAATCTTGACTGGTCAATAACGTAATCTCCAATTTTTAAAAGCCATCCTTGATATGCTGACATACGCTCACCGCCTTATTGCATAAAAATAGACAACACCCATTCAGAGTGCTGTCTGTGTTAAAATACATATACATTCTTGTGTTTTTGGTTAAATTGCTCTTGACCGTATTGTCTTGCGGCAATTCCAATTTGATCTGTTGTTATTCCAAACTCTTTCTCAAGGATTCCTTGCAGTAGCTGATTATTCTGTTTCAGAAGTGCAATTTCCTGTTGTGCCGTGGAATTAATAGCATCTTTGATTCCAGTGATTTCAACTCCACCGGCAACCGCTGTTTTTCCACCTACTGTTCCGGCAATCTCCGGTATACCGTTCTCTCCTGCCATGAACATCGTATATCGGCTTGGAACGTAACCACCTTTTTCAAATGTAGGTATTCTTCCAACACTAATGTGTTGTATATTATTCGGAACTGCGTCACCAATTTTAGGTATTAACCTTGCTGCAGACATCAAACCATTAATAAGGTCTATGGCATTGTTTATCATGGTTTCTATTCCACTTATTACAAGGTTCAAAGGAGCTATTGCAACATTAGCTGCTGTTTTAAATGCTGTTCTAAACGCCGTTGGAATGTTTTCAAGCAATTTATTCCATTTTGTTAGTCCAAACTGCTCTGAAATTTTTTTCCACCAACTTGAAAATCCTGTTTGGTTCCACCATGTTGTAAAAGAAGTCCATTTTTCAGAAAGTGATGACTCTATAGTTTGACCCATTCCTTGCCACTTTTCCTTTGTGAACCAAGGAGATACATTTTCATTAAACCAGTTTCCAACAAGTGGTGCTATATTGATAAGTGCAGATGACAGACCAAAAGTATCTGACATATCTACTTTTGTATTTTTTATTTTATCAATTAGCCAATCAATTTTATCTCCAAAATCATCAAGAGTGCTATGTTTTGGAAGCAACATTGTTCCTGTCAAGAATCTATACAAATCATTATCTGTTATATCTTTGTATAAATCATCCCACGCAGTTTTTAATGTGGCAAAATCAGTATTTTTTAATGTATCAAAAAAACCGTTTTCACCAAACCACGTAAAATTGTCGTAGTACTCTTCATCTTCTGGGAACAATGCTTTTCCTAAAGATTTTCCGACATTAAATCCGATTTCCCAAGTAATTGCGGATATTGCAATTGTAGGAACTATTCCTATACTTGATCCTAGTACTTTGGCTGATAACTTATCCGATATTTTCCCCCATATAATATCTCCAACACCAGTAAATTTTAAAAGTCCTATTGCTGTGATAATCGTGGTTTCTATCGGTGCAGCATCAAAACTTCCTTTCCACAAGTCGATTGCTGCTGTGATTGCAGTTTCTATGAAATTTCCGGCAGAAGTAAATACAGCAGTCCAGTCAATACCGGCAAGGAACTGTCCTATGTTTTGACCTATTTGGTACCAGTCTACAGATGCAATAGCATCGGACATCCAGTTAAATATCCCTGTTACAATGCCGGACAAATCTTGTCCTGCTTCAAAGAAATCACCATTGAACAAATCCTTGAACAACTTTTTCACAGGTTCAAGAAGTTTTTCTATCTTATCAGCCCAGCCCATAGCTGTATTCTGCATCTTATCAAACGCTTCCTGCCATACTTTTTCGTATTCCGCAGTAGCATCCATGATTTCTTTGGTAAGGTCAATTCTTGCTCCACCAGCACCACTTCCAGTTCCACTAGATTTTGGTGTAGAAATAACATTCAATTTATCAAATGCTCTGATTCCGCTTTGAGCATTTTTTGCGCTTGTTCCCACTTTATCCAGTGCATCTGCCGTATCTTCCAACTCCTCGTTGTACCCGGATACACCTTGACCGAATGACGAAAAGTCAATCTTGATTCCCAGTAAATTTGCCACACTAACAAGCAGTCTCTTAATCGCAATTACTACACCGTTAATGACAGGAAGTACTTTCTGTAATACCGGAATAAATAACTGACCTAGAACCATGCCAGCTTCTTTCACGTTGTTTGTGAACTGGCGAATCATGTTGCTGGGTGAATTGATTGTGTTAGCCAAATCTCCCCATGACACTTTGGACTGATCTAAGATTGCCAGCAAGCGCAACTGCTGTTTCTCTGCCTGTGACATTTCGGAGACAGCTTTTTCAATTCCGTATTTGTAAGCATAAGTCTGTAAAGTGGCATTTGTTATATCAATACCATACTTATACAATGCTCTTGACTGACCGATTAAGCCCGACTGCAAGTTAGTTGCAACCGTGCTAAAATCTACGTTGAACAGAGAAGAAATATCTCCGGCAAGCATTGTCATAGACTTTGAAATTGCCGTAGTGACTTCTCCGGTCTGCCCTAAAGAGTTGGTGATAGATGCAAGCTGTGAAGCATACTGGGTAATCTCCTGTAAATTTAATCCCAGGTTTTTCATTCCGCTTTCAGAAATCAATCCACCGTCTACATCTACTTTCAGACCGGACATTTTACCAAGCAGTTCATTTACACGATTTCCGAAACTCTGCGCATAATCCTCTGCATTGTCGTAACCGAATTTTTCAAAGTCTTTGCCCCATTCCTTGCCGACTTTATTGAAAGCAACTGTGTAGTAGTTAAATGCTTCAATATAGTCCGTAGTTCCCTCTATGGATTTCCACAGGCTTTTAATTCCACGGATAACAAGGAAATACGTTGCGTAGAATTTTCCGAAAGCCGCTGCAAGGCTGAATGTGCTCTTCGTGGCTCTTTTTGCACTTGCCGTATAAGTGTTCAGATTTCTGCCTAAAGAGTTTGCAGCCCGACCTGATGCCGCACCAGTAGATGCCAGTCCTGCCAGTGCGTTTGTCATGCGGATAATGTTCTCGCTTACGTTTGGTGTGGTAGACAGAGTGGTGAATAACTGCTTCAAATTCTTTGCCAGTAAAGGAATGTTCGTAATCGCTCTGCCGGATGCCACACCGCCAAGTCTTGAAATAGACGATGCAATGCTTGCAATATCCCCTACTCCATCTACTTTTGTTCCTGCCATATCAGCAGAAAAAGTCTTCAGTGCGGATGAAATTCTGCTTAATCCGCTTGTATCTATTTTTCCCATTCTGTTAATGGAATTTGTCAGTGTGGAGATATTTTTAATTCCGCTCGTATTCATGGAATTTGCGGCATTTGCGATACTCTGTATGCTGTTGGAAATGCTTGTCAGCTTGGACGTATCAATAGACAAGCTTTTCTGAAAATTTGTAAGGCTATTTGCCAACTTATCCAGTGCGTTACTTGCGCTAGTTGCATCCGCTTTTATTTTAATCTGCAAAGAATCAATATCTGCCATACCGCACCGCCTTTACACATAAAAAGAACGGTAAGCTGTGACACCTACCGTTCCTAAAATTATTTTTTAAGATATTCTCTCGTAACCGCACCGCACTTGTAATCAACCTTGATTCCGACTTTCTTTTGGAATACTCCGATTGCCGTTGCTGTGTCTTTACCTAAAATTCCGTCAATGTTGCTCTTTCCCTTTGCATTCACCGCAGATAAGCAACCATGATGAATAAGTGAAAATTGCAACCACCGCACATCATCACCTCTCATGCAAGGAACTGTTTTCTTCAACAGTCTTGTCGGTTCTGCGTAAGGGTTGCTGTACGCTTTCGTATTGCCCTGTACGGCTTCTAATTCCTTGTACCATACATTCATGTCCACGTTTCCTACAATGCCGCCTACACGACCTTTAGAAGTATACTGCCAGCCTACCATGTTCGGTACTTGCGGTTGATATTTCACATCACACTTGCCGTTATTCTTGCCGTACCGTGCAATCCACATGGGATAGCTTACACCACCATAAGGCTTGATGTATGTCTTGTAAAAACTTTCACCAGTGTATACGCCAAATGGCAATCCTGCGTCTGTGATAACCTTGCCGTAAGCATTGATAATGGAAATAATATTTTTGCCAAGACCTTTCATAACGGCATCTTCAACATCAAGATATACTGTCACTTTTCTGCCATTAAGAATAGTAAGCACTCTTCTTGCATCAGATCGTGATTTTGCAACCGTTGTAATATATCCGTATTCATATACTCCGTGCACATGGACATTGTGCTCTTGGCAACCTTTCCAGTTCTCTTCAAACTTCTTGTCCGGGTTCAAATCCTTACGGATGACTTTCAGAATAGCGAAATCAATTCCGTTCTGTTTTACCGCCCACCAGTTAATCGTCCCCTGATATGAGGACACATCAATTCCTGTTAAACTCATGCTTGTTTCTCCTTAATCCGGACTTTCCGGTAATCCTTGTTCTCTTAATGCTTTAATTCGCTGTTTCATTTCCCATATTGCAATTTCTTCATTAGATTCCTTATATTTAGGCTCATTATCATGTGCTATCTTTTCTGAAATAGGCTTTTCAACATAAGTAGTTCTTGCTTTGTCTCCATTTAAGCAATGGTCTATTGCAAAGATTAATGCAGATATTCCATAATCTCCCCACCGTTGCCATGAATTCCTATCTTCTTCCTCTTTTTTGAGTTTATATCCTTTGTAACACCACTCTAATTTTTTAGGATTCAGATGTTTGAACTCTTCTATCGAAATTCCCATGGAAAAAGCAAATGGAAAATATTCTTCCCATATTATTTTGTGCCAGTCGATTTCTTCTTGTGATCCTGCGGCATTTTCGTTACCTTGCTGTCCTCTTTCTCCATCTCTTCCTTGGTCTGCGTCATCATTTCCGTCAGACCCGACAGCTCGAAAAAACCGTCTTCTTTCATACAGTCTGTCAGTTCTCCATACAGCTTCACAAAAGACAGACCGTTTGCTTTCATGTATTCTTTCATTAAAGCATTGGATTCATCCGGTGTAATATCTTCATGGTTTTCGATAATACCAGCATAAAAAGCCGTTTTGCATACATGAGGAAATTCTGCAAGCATATATCCGCTACCATCTACAATTTCTTCTGGTGTGGGATTCTGTACGTTTTTTGCTTTTTTAGCTACATAGCCACCGGAAAGCATAAGAAACATCTTTTGAATCAAATCCTTGCACTCCACAGCACCGAATCCAAACTCTAAAGTATATTCAACATCATTAACTAAAATCTTCTTCATAAAAACATATCCTTTCCCCAACATTTTGTTGGAAAGGAGCCGCCCGAAGACGGCTCTCTTTTGCTTAAATCAATGGTTCGTCTACCGTTTCGTCAAAGTCAGCCACGGCAGTGCTATTTGTTTCTGACTGACTTTCTATTTTTTTGTCAGTGTAATTGCTGTGGGATAACCGTTTTCATCCTCTGTTACTGCAACAGTGTAATTATCTTCAATCCACTTCGGCACAGTAGCTTGTGCAATCGTAGCAGTTCCAGTCAGATGATCGTCTGTCGCTTCGTCCGGTGCAAAACTTTCCTGACCGATAAATGCGCAAATACCCTCTGAGCCTTTTCCGTCAGTTCCATACAGGATGATGAAATCGAGTTTCTTTCCCTCGTTTGTCACCATTTCATCCTTGTACTTTTTCTCAAATGCCCCTTGCACTTCCATACTGTTAGCTGCTCTACGACCCATTTCCTGTGTTTCGACCAAATCTTCCAGTGTAGAAGTATCCACCATGTTCTGACTTCCGAACGGTGAAGGAATACTTTTTGCTCTCATAAGCAATTTGTACGTTCCTGCCCAGTATTCACCAGCAGCGGCACTAGAACTAGGCTCTTTATAGGCAATTCTTGATTTTAAACCAGTAGCCATATTTACCTCCAAATTTGCATAAAAAATAGAGCCATTAGGCTCTGTTAATAGTTACAATATATCATCAGCATCTACGTTTCTTCTGAACCGTGCTGTGCTTCTGTATGTTTTCTGCGAAGTATTGCTAAACTCCGGCATGGAAGTTATCTGAAATCGCAAACGTTTGAAAAGTCCGGCAACCGTAGCCATGATAGCTTCAGCTTCTTCCTGACTTTTGTTGGTTATCACATCCACCTGGTACGATGCTGTGATTCCATTGATAGACCGTCCTTCAAGGTCTTGTCCTGTCTCTGTGAACGGCATAGCATGAAAGTAAACTGTGGGGAATGTGGGTTCTGATAAATCTTTGCTCTTGTCCGTTACATACGCTTTAGGATGGCTCTGCGGTATTTTCATTTTCAAGTATGATGCAATCTTGACTTTGAAATCTGATACCCATTGATATTCATTAACCGCCATTTCCGAACACCACCTTTGCTGTCTGTAATACAATTTCACGAATTTCTATTGCAGTCAGGTACATAAATGGTCTTGAAGGCATTCCTTCGGTGAAGTACCATTTACCATCATCAGCCGGATAAAACCAACCGTATCTACCGTCCGCAAGTTGCCGTATGGTTTTTCCGCTTGCATATTGCCATGTGACACCTTCGGGTAACTTTCCTTTGTACGGTGATTTCTGTCCGACAATTCCAGTCCCAAACTCAACAAATGCCGCATGGTCTGTTCCGGCAACAACCGCCCATATTCCACCGCCTTTTACCGAACCAACATATTCAGAGTGGATACTCTGTATCAGTTCGCTAGTAAAGATAGCGTCAAGGTCTGCAATCTGTACTCTAGCAATCTCTACACCGTTTTCTGCCAAAGTTTCAGCCAGTAGCCTACATTTATAGGTCAAGCTGTTTTCGTAGTCTCTAAGAGCCTTAATAGCGTTCTGTATGGACTTGTCACTGAATAGATTTAGTTCAATCGTCTTCCCCATATCACTTTACCGTCTTTTGAAGCAAAAACAGGTCAACAGTAAGTCCTTCATCGGCTACACCTTTTACAACGTAGTCCGCTGTCTTATCGTCAACCAGTCCATCACTATCTCGCCCCACATCAGATTTCTTCCAAACAATGTCTCCTGCTTTAATCGGCAAATATCCCTTATCGGTCACAATTTGACAATAAGAACTAGAATCATCAATACCAAATTCCTTTACCAGTACTTCCGACAGTTTGTTGCTGATATTGGCAGAAAAAGGAACAGGGTCAGAAAATCCGATAGCTTCTCTCAAAACTACTGGAATCTTTTCACCATCAACCTCGATGTACTTAATGTTTCCATTTTCGTCACGGTCGTAGATTGTGACTTTCTCACCCTGTTTGGAATACTTCATTTTTTGCTTATTTGCTTCAAGCATCTTTCTTCACCTGTTTGTAAATCTGATTTACCCCGGTGCTTGCCAAACCGGAAACAATGCCGACCGCAATAGCATTCAGAATATCATTTGCCGGAAAGTCGGGAATCACATACATTCCTACTACTCCGAGAATGCCACCGACAATGCCAACAACAACCGGAATGTAATTATCTTTAATAACCGGAATAAGTTTCGCTCCAATACCGGCAAGATAGCAGATAATCACGATTGCTACGCAAGTTCCTACTTGTGCAAAATCCATTATTCTTTACCTCCATTCTTCAATCTGATTTCTTTGATTTCCTCGTACATTTTAGTAGCCATTCCATTGCCACCTAGCGCATGATAAGCATTATACATCTCAACAAAGTTTTCATACGCATAACTGGGAATCTCTCCCAACTTCATGTACTTATCGTGATACTCAATAAGTTGAACACGCAAAAGAAGCATTGTTCCCTTACTGTTTGCATCCCTGTCCTTCTTTTGTTGTTTAAGGAGCCAGACAATATATCCTAATAAAATAGGCAATACAATAGTGTATGTCTGTAATAAAAAATCTTTCATTTCATATCTCCTGTTACTTATTGTTGGCACACCGCCCACCACCCTTAAAGTGTGCCGCCTGCAATCATATTGCCGGCATCAGCAATATGGTCACGCACAATCTTCTAACCCCCTCGATTTCGATGGGGTTATAAAACTTTTGCAAATGGAAATACACCTACAAACAGACTGTCACGGTTTCTCCATGTTCTCGACACACCGTTTTCAGAGTAATTTGACATGAAATTTTCTCCAGCCTGTGAATGGTCATACACAACCACGTTCACAATCACGCTCTCAAACCGCTTCAAGTCCTCTGCAATCTTTTGTTCCGTGTAGCTGTCCGGGTACATTCTCTTTGCCACAATGTCAGCTTTCGCTTGACTGATAAGTTGCTCAATCAGAGGGTTATCTTCAAGGTCATCAAACACGACCTCGGAGCTTTCAGAATCAATATGAAATTGTTTCAGACGAATTTTTACTTGCTCCAAAGTCGTATATTCTGCCATGTGTTACCTCTTATTCATCCTTCGCAGTTACCGTAGTAATACCTGCCTTTACTGCTCTGTAATTAGGATCGCATTCGATAATCATAATTTCTTTTCCTGTCTGTGCTTCGATCTCGGAAGTTCCGTCCCAGGTTGCGTAAGTCTTGACGTTTCCAAGATAAGGAGGAAGTTTGCAATCATCCGCTACCTTGTACTTGTAAGAATTATTAGAGCCCTTAGAAGGACTTACGGTAATTTTGGTGAAACCAGTGTCAGAAGAACTTGCTGCACTGTTTACAACCAGAGTATCAAGTCCAGCTTCTCCCTCTGTCAGTGTACCGATTACGATTCCATAAGGGTTAGGAATTACAGGAATAAACACGCCACTAGCCTTAGTCCACTCAGCAACCGGATCAGGAGTTGCCCACTGGGAAATAGTAATGAATTGCTTTTTGGACAGGCTTGTAAATGCACTTGCTTTTTCTTCTTCCGGAGTTACGCCCCAAAGTCCAGTACCAATCTTTCCGTTTCCAGTAGATACATAAAGAGTAAATACATTATCCGGTAAAAATCTCTTAGGAGTTCTTGTGGTATTTTCCTTGTTGGCAATTCCGTACATATCATCATCAATTACCATGTTCAGACCATACAGGCTAAGTAACAGATTTGACACTTCTGCCGGAGTAATTGCCATTCCAACGAAATTAACTCCCTTAATAGCTTTCATGATTCCTTCATTCTTAAGCATATAAGAGCGCATTTTGGTAGAAGTCAGTGCAGTATTGACAACATATCCTTTGTCAAGAGCCATCTGAACCATGTCTGCAATATCTCCAAGGATATCATGGGTAGGATCTTCCCAGCCTTTCAGTGCCTTGAACTTATTTACTTTGAAGTCAATAGCAAAATTGAGACCATTTTCGTTAATGGTCATCTTACCAGTAGACATAACCTCCATTTTTGCGATTTCAGTTCTTGTCTTAACGGAATCAGACAGCCGCCCCATATCGTCATATACATAGTCAATCAGATTGCTTTCTCTTACGCCATGATTCAGTAACTGGCGTAATCTTTCAGACTGGTTGATTTTTTCCTTGATCAGCAGCTTTTCTACGCTTACTTTTTCAAATCCAGGTCTTACACCAATAGCAGCTTCGGTATCAAATGCGTGTACCATTGCTGCGGTGGGAAGGTCCATTCCTTCGGAAAGTCTTTCGTACTCTGCTTCAAGGTTCTCGGTCTTGATATCAGGGAAAAGACGGTCACCTACATAATTTCTTGCGATAGAATAGTTTTGGGAAAAATCCAATCTATCCTTGTCTGTAATCATTGTTAATACACTAGGCATACTGTTCTTACCTCCGTAATTTAATCAAAGTAAATGCCGCTTGCTTTAAGTGCGGTTTCGGCATTGGTATCTACTGCAACAGGCAAATTTGCCTTAATAACACGGCCTGCAATAATTACAGAAATAGGCTTCTTTTCGTCATCTGTAATATCAACATCTTCAAAGACAATTCCCTTTGCAGAAGCGTCATTTGTGGGAACCACAGTTCCTGCCTTGATAATCTTCTTATCATCTACCTGTGTTGCCATTGTCTGTGTTCCCTCAAAGGTTTTTAACACAAGCCCGACTTCACTTGCTAAAATGTTTACACCAGAAGTGTAAGTAGTGGTTTTCATGTAAGCCATAACGTTTATACCTCCTTGCTTACTGTTCGATTACATAGCGCTGATTATATTTCTTTGCCATTTCAGCACCTTTACTTTCAGTTCCACCATTGCCGCCAGCACTACCACCGCCCGGATTTGTGGTTCCGTTTGCGATTTCCTGCTCTTTAGCCTGTGCCGCAGCAGTCTCTTTATCAGAGATAATTTTTCCGAGTACTTCGTAGTCAAAACTGCCGTCATCTTTGATAACCTGTGATGCCTGTTCAGCAGAAATGTTAAACTTGGATGCCGCATTGCTTCTCTG